AAGTCCACTCCGAACGACTCCCCTCACCACCAGCGCCCCAATCAACTCCACTCCATTCCGGGGATAGAGTGGGGGGGGATCGTAAAAGCCTGAATTTACTGCCCCCCCCCACTCTACCCCCGGAATGGGAGTAGACGGGTGGGTGGGAACTTGGTGGGTCACTCGACGTGGGCACACCTCTTGCTAACTGGATTTTCGGCGTTTCGTCAAGTACCAGGCACCGGCACCGGCCAGCAACAGCACGAACAGAGCCCCGAAACCTGCTTCTGGAGGAATGGCCGAAAGGATCGCCACAGGATCAAGCCGTGGTGCCTCTGCGTCCTTCGGGTAAGGGGTATCCGATGTCTCGAAATGTAGGTGCGGAGCCCTGTTCTTCAGATCTTCGTTCTGAGGAGTCGAGTAGGCGGTGTACCCCACCGTGCCGATCTGCTGTCCCTGCTTTATCCGGTCGCCTTGCTGTACGAGAAGTCGATCCAGATGCCCGTAGAGGTAGTAGAGCCCTCGCGAACTCTGGATGACGACGGTTTTTCCGTACCCCCTGAAACCTGGCGTGTACGAGTCGATAGCTCGAGCCACCACGCCTCCCTCTGCGGCAACGACCGGCGTTCCCTTGTCGGCGACCAGATCGATACCCCTGTGGTAGTGCTCGGAGCCATCTTCTCGCGTACCTCGAAAGAACATGAACGACAGGATTCCACTGGTCGGAACCCTGGCACTGGAAACTGGAAGCATGAATCCAGTCTAGGTGCAATTCTCCCGAAAGGTCAATGCGCTACATTCTCTTCATGTGCCGAACGTGGCAGCTCGCGTGAACCTTCACACGCAAGCCCTGCTCCATCCCGGAGGGCTTCGCGACCTGGATCTCAGCCGGTTCGTACTCCGGAATCCCCACGGCGAACGGCCTGAAGCAGTACTGGCACACAGCCATTCCGTCCTTCATGCTCACGACCACGCAGGCTCCGTCCAGTGGCGAGCGCTCCAGCTCAATGTCGTCGCCAAGATCGTCAGCCGAGGTCACCCCGAGCTGCGCCAGCGTCTTGTCGTCGAGCTTGAGCTTCTCACTGAAAGCCGTTCCAGGAAGCACTTCGCGCGCACCGGAACTCGGCAGAATCACTGGCGATTTGTAGTCGCCAGGATCTGGAGGGGTGGCGATCGCCGGCAGGCCTCCTCCGACGATCTTCTCATTGCCTGGTTCGCTCTCGGAAACGCTCTCCTCGATGGGATCGATTGGCGATTCTGGCTGCTCCGGTTCCGAAGCTGCTTCTTGTGGGTTCATGGTAGGCTTTTCATTCTCTGACATTCTGTTTCTCCACTCGGTAAAAGGTGTTCAGTGTTTCTCCACAATCCACTCGAAGCATCGTCGCTTCGGGATCATCCATCGGTCCCCCCCAATGCCAGGCCTCGCCATTGCAGGGATCTGGCAATGACCCTGTGCTCCAGAGGTCCGCTCGATCGAGCACGGTCTTCCACAGCTTGCTGTGCGGTGTCCATTCGAGTGTCTTCGGCCATCCTTCCGGTTCGAGCGTGATATCGAGATCGAGAGAACGTACCCAGCGCTGCCGATCAGTCAACGATCGCCGACCTGGCATGAGCCCTGCACAGTACGCCCTGATAACGTGCAAGAAGGTGATCGCTCGGTACTCCTTGTGAATGTGCTTCCACCGGCGCTCGAGAACGTAGGCTATCGCAACATGATCCCTTTCCGATGTCCATCCAGCTTCGGCGACCATCGCACGAGCGAGCCACAGGTGCGTCTGCTGCGTCCACTGCCCCTCATCGAGAACTGTCGGCCTCGCCTGGACAAAAGCAGCCAGCAGGAGCAACGATAGGATCAGTAATAATAATTTCAGAAGCATTTTCATAAAGTTACCTCTCTTCCGGTGGTACGTAGCTGACGTGGCACAACCTGAAGAAGTCCTCCTCTGTCAGTACAGGTGTCCACGATTCGTCGCTGATCTTGAAAAGACGATGGCCGTCGCAGCGATACCCCTGACGACGAGCAGCTGATTCCATCCTCATTGCGTATCGTGCAGGTCCGGTCTTCAATGTCAAGGCTACCCCCCACTCCATGTCTGTCTGAACCGGGAACAGATCGACCGGCAACCCAGGCCCCTCTACCGATTTCGGCAAGCAAATCATGGCCTTGAATCGGAATGGATGCTTCACCTGGGTAATCAGGTCGCCGTTTTCGTCAGCTCGATAAGACAGGTAATCGATCTCTGGAAGCTTCTTCTCGACCAGATAGACGTTCTTTGTCTTCACTGGGCGACTTTTTTCGAAGCCTCCGAACAGGTCGCCCTGGTGCTGCGAAACGTCTTCCTTTACTTCCTGTGCGACCTTGCTGATGTAGATGATGCTCACGCCCTTGACGCGAGGCTGCTTGCGCCTGAGCCCTCCGACAACCTGAATCCTCTCGACCGCTTCACGGAGGTCGTAGCAGATTGCCCTCGCATACATATCGGCGTATTCCGGATGGAAGTCTTCGCTCATTTTAGCATCAAGATTGCTGTTCGTACCGCAGCCGCCAGCGTCGGGCACTCGTCCTATTCCTCAAGCAGCTTGGCCGCATCTTGAAGCTGATTACTCAGCTCATCGTCATCTCCCAGGAGCTTTATCATGCGAGCAGCAACTTCGAGTGTCTCTATTCGATGACGAAGAAACTGGATACACTGCTCCAGTTCATCGATCTTGTCGCTTCCGCCGGGATCGAACTGGAGCCGTTCTCGGAGTCTCTCGACTTCTCCACGATACGGACAAGACTCGGTGTACCCGCATTTCGGACACTTGCAGTTTTCCAGATCTCTCCGTGGCATGTCAGAGTGCATTCCATTTACCATCTTGGTAAACGATTTCCTTGTTGCGCTTCATTTTCTGAAGCAGCGAATCAAAAACCGATCGAGTCTTTCTTCGCTCATACTTGGTAGGCGATCTTTGAAATCCTCGATGATTTGCGCGAACTTCAGTGGCTTCTTTTTCAAGAAGCTGTAAATGTCGTGCCTCAGTTCGGCCATAGCTATTCTGTCCATTGATGTCAGTAGCTTTTTCATAGTTCCTCAGTTCATCAATTTCGGAAGTTTGAAACCTGCTTTCGCAACCAGTGCTTCGACGAACTTTACTCGGTCACCGGCAATCGTCGATGCTTCGTACCTTCTCTTCAGTTCCTCTTGAGGAAAGCCATTGTCAGCGAGCTTGTTGGCGAAAGCCTGCCATTGCCTGACAATTTCTTTCGACGGCAGCGTGCTTGGGCCAGCGAAGGCGTAGAACTTCTTACCCTGCGAAAAGAGCGCCACGCCTGCGCCAACGTATTCATCTTCCGAAGTCTTCATCTTCGGAACCATGTACAGATCTTCGGCTTTGAAGCCGAGCGTTCTGAAGCACTCCCATACCGCCCAGATGTTCCAGATTATCTCGTCGAACTCTTCAGACATAACTTACCCACAGTCTCTACATGATAGAAAATATCGGCAACACTACGACAGCTCCCTGGTCACGGACATCCAAGCAAAAGCTGGACACGCGGAACCTGCCGCCACACTGGTCGATGTACAGTCGTCCGTTGATGAGCCGATAGACAGTAGGCCACCACGACCCATCTGACCTACCAGTGCGGCAGGTGTTGCATTTCGTCGTCTTACTTCCACTCATCGGCCATCATGGCTTTCAGGCCCTTGACGACGGAAGGCCCGATTTCGCCCATCGCGAACTTGATTCCCTTGATGAACATCGGGTCGAGCCGCTCGTCCTCGACCAGCTCGTCGTTGCGTTTCAGAAGCCTCTTCAGAACCTTCTTGCCGGGTGCCTTCACGATGTTCTCGTTCTCCCCGAACATTCCATCGCTCTTGTGTCTCTTCACAGCAGCCCTCACGTCGCCGATCGTGGCCTTGCCTTCCGCGATGAGCTTGTCGGCTTGAGCTTTCTGCTCCTCGCGAGGAAGGTCAGACAGGTTGGCTGCAGCAGAAGCCGACATCTTGCCATCCTCGACGAGCTTCTGAACGGGAGCGACCAGATCTAAGAGCTTCAGATAGAGCTTCAGTCCGTTGAGTGTAACGCCGAAAATCTTCGCCGCGTCCTCCTCGCCGTTGCCGAGATCGATGTACCGCTGCACCTTTCGGGCCTTGGCCATCGGGCCGTCGTTCTCCCGCAGCTCGTTCTCCGAAACCATCATGCCGAAGGACTTGCTGTCGTCGGCGCGCTCGACGGTGGCTGGAACCCTGATGATTTCTCTTCCCTCCTTTCGCAGCTCCTCGTTGAGCGCTCTGGCGGCTTTGACGCGCCGGCGACCCTGGATGACCTCGGCCTTCTCTCCGTTCTTGCGGACGGATATGGACACCAGGATCTTCCCCAGCGCCTTGATGTTGGCGACGAGCTTTTGGTCAACCGGCTCGGTCGCCCTCTTGTCCCAGAGCGGGTGCTCCGGGCCGTCGTCGGTGTCGAGCCCGATGATCACCAGATCGTCAGGATCGAACAGGTACAGGTTGCTCCTCTTTGCGTCGAACGCATTCTTTGCCATCTGGTTCCTCCTTTATTTTTCCAGTTTGTCCTTCACAAGACCCCGGAGTCTTTCCGGAATCAAGTTGTCGAATACCATTCTGTTGAACGATCCGTCACTCATCCTTTCGTATACGAGCGTGACCGCTGATAAATGCAGGTTTGGCTTTCTGGTGAGCGCTCTCACCAGCAGCATATCGTCCCTCATCGGAAGCAGACCTATGTGCTCTATTATATCGTGCAGGTCTTCATCGTTACGCAAGACGAACGAAAAGACTTCCACCCCATGAAGATAGTACTGCACGTCGTATCCTAGAAACCCAACGATCGGTGTCGTTCCCTGGTCGATTGCCAATCCAGGCAGCGCGCTCTGTGATGGTTGTCGCTTGTTCACATCGGGTCCTCTCGCTTCGGGGTAGCCAGCCCAGTGTTGATCAAAATGTCTGTCATCGCTTGATCGCGGATCTTCCAGTTAGCCCCTTTGTCCTTGTCGAGCAGCTTCAAGAACCACATATCCTCCAGGGCTCTTTCGATGACTGGCTTCGACATGCGGACGGTGTTCCTGAGATCGTCAGACCTCTCTGCACCTTCAATGATGCTTTTCAAGATGCGGACACGGACGCTCGGAACCGAGTCGATGCAGCACCTCTGGATGATTCTGACCGTGGTTTCCTCGTCGCTGCCGATGTCCTGGCAGGCTCTGGCGACGAGCAGCATCTGACTCGTGACGCGAGTTGGAACCTCGCTGGTGCTGACCATTTCATCCACTTCGCGGGTGTAGCGATCTCTGGAAACCGAGCTTCGCGCTTTTACCATTGCACGAGCAGAGAACATGATCGCCTTCACGACGACTTCCGGCAGCTCGGTGTCTTTCTGAATCTTCGTCGTCTTGAAGAACTGAACCGCAGCAGCACCCAGCTCCTTCTTCATCTGTGTTTGCCGGATGTTGTTCTGATAACTTCGTTCCTGAATGATTTCTTCCGCGAGATCTGTCGTGTTGAACTTGATGCTCAGGAAGCGCTCGCCGAGCGCTGCATCGTAGCTACGAACTTTTTCGATCGCTGGAGTGGCACCGCCCAGCACCCCAAACTTTCCCCTCCATTCGATATTTCCGGTACCCGTACGCTTCACGAAGTAGCCATCGTAGGCGTCTCGAAGCGTTGCGAAAATCTGCGCCCTGGCTTCAGCAGGCATTTCCGTGAAGGTGCTCATGTCCTTCACGATCAGGATCTTTCGGTTCTTCAGCTGATGAAGAAGCGAGTTCTCACCGTCTTTGTAGCCACTGGCGAGCGCGTTCGGCGTCAACGTAGAGACCATCACTGTCTCGTCCACGTTAGTAAGGGCTCCAAGAAGTTCGGACTTCCCGCAGCCAGGCTTTCCTATCAGCATGGCCCATACGGGAAGTCCGTCGTACCTGTTAGCCAGGTAGATCGCAAAGATTATGCGCAGTATATCTGGATCGTGATCCAGATACAGCCACTGCTTGAATACGCCTTCGACTTCATCGAAGCGCACGCTGGCTCCTCAACGGAAAGGTGTTGAGGCCGGCCCCTTCAGACTTCGGTAGAACGCCCATTCCGTCACGGGTCGTGAGGGGGGGGGACTCGCACGTTGCCCGAGTGAAGTTGCGTTCTTACCGAAGTATGAAAGGGCCGGCCAGTGTTGTTACAGCGCCACCTCTTCGTTGGAAGAACCCTTGCCACCGTCCTTGGACGGCTTTTTATCGTCGCCCTTGGACGCGGGTTTGTCAACTCCGATTTCCTTGCCCTCGGCGTCGAGTTTCATGTCGATTCCGCGCCAGTTGGCCGAAGGCGCGAAACTGCGGCACCGCGGCCTCTCGAAGCCCTCGTACTCCTCGAGCCTGGTTTCCACCACGAGCCAGGTCGATCCGTCGTCGATGTCGTCGGGGATCTCCTCGCCCTTGAAGCGCGGCGGGTAACAGGCGTCGAGGAAGGCGACCAGTCGCCACTCGGCCTTCTCGGAGAAGCTGATTACCTCGAAGACCCTGAAACCGATTGCGTTCTCGCCCTTCTTGTTCGCGGCGTCGAGGATCTCCAGTTCGACGTGAACGTAGCTATCCCCTCCGGACTTCTTCTCGCGTTCCTCCAGGACATCCACCTTGCACAGGTACTTGCCGTTCGGAACGTCGAACCCCATCTGCGAGCGTTCGGTGTTGTCATCTACAGCTTTAGGCAGTTTGATTCCCATCTTCGTTTCCTTTCTCGGCATCGCCGAATATCTTGTTGCGGATCACCTTGAGGTCGGGTTCCTCCATTTCATCGAGCACTCCCGATCTGTCCCCCGCCCCGTCATGGGTGGAGGTCAGAAGCTTCACGCCCTGGCCTTTCTCGTAGGCCATGCGAAGGATGAGGTCGGCGTCTCCCAGGAACCTGGCACCGGATTGCCCGCTGAGCGCCGGTTCTGGTCGGTGGGTAGTCCTGCTCTCGCGCTCCAGGGCGACGTTGACCACGTTGCAGGGATAGCTGTTGAGCATGTTGGCGCACTCGCTCATCAGCCCGAGATTGATGCCCCAATCTGCCTGCGTGGTGATGTCTCGAACGAACTCGTCACGGTCGTCCTTGGCATCCGGGTTTCGCAGGCTGATCTTCCGCGCCTCAGTGAGAAGCATGATCTGAAGGTGTGTCACGGTATCGATCGCCGCCCAGACCTTGCTCGGAGGCACACCGGCCTTGATGACCTTGCGGACGATGTTCTTCCCCTCTTCCAGCGCTTCGCGCATGTCGGTAAGGTTGTAGACCTCCGCGACCACCAGCCTCTTTTCGTAAACCATTGGGTTGCGGTAGACCTCAAGCGTACCGTGATCGGTGGAGATCAAAACAACGAAGTCTCCATCCTTCACAAGCTTCAGCAGGGTCCTGGTCTTCCCCAGCTTCGGCGCTCCGAAAAGCAGCACGGACAGCCGCTGCTTCTCCAGTTTGAACGTCCTGTTGAATATCGCCACTATTGAACCTCCTTTAGTCGCTGTCTGCGTCGAACATCTCGTCTCTGAAATCCACGTTTTCCGGCAACGCAGCCATCTTCTCAGCCGCATCTCGAACCTTAGATATCGTCGCGCAAATCTGCTTGTGCGAGCAGCGAGCATCGCTGCAGCCGATTTGCGTCAGGTGCTTCAGGCAGTACGGCCTGAAGTCGCAGTTGTCGCAGGCCATACCGAATACCGGAGGATAGCCGATCTCCTCGAATGGCTTGATGAGCCTGGACAGCTGGTACATCTGCTCGATCGCGCCGTCGATGTCGAAGAACTCGCGATCGTAGTGCCAGTACATGAACTGCTCGTGCTCCTTGTCGGCCATCTCGTCGTAGATGCGCTGCGCGAGCTCTGTCGGTGTCTCGTCCTTTGGTTCCGGGTTGTTCTTCGTCGGCTTGCCGGCTTTCTTCAGCTTGTGCCTGGGCTTGTTCGCCACGGCCAGAACGAACTTCTTGGCTTCCGGGATGCCCTTGAAATACGTGGCGGCCTGCCTGATGACCTTCAGCTCATCGTAGGTGCTCATCGCGTACTTCCACTCGATGATCGTCTCGCGGTCCTTCGTCAGCCGGTCGATGTACCCCAGAAAGTAGGCGTCCTTGTACGGGATGCCAACGCGGACCTCGGCCATCAGCGGACCCCAGTCCTTCTTCCATTCCTGGTACCGCCGCAGTACAGCGATGAGCTTCGCCTTGGCGACCGGAAACGAATCCAGCTCCTTCGGCAACTCGCATGGGATGCCGAGATCGATCTTCGCCGAGCAGTCGCTGAACGCACGACCCACCACCTTCCACTGAGCGGGGATCGGCGGCTCGACATGGTAGACGTAGTTGAAGGCGTACTTGCGCGGACACTGCATGATCGTGCTGATCCGCGAAGCGCTTGTCGGCGTCATCGTGCCGATGAGAGCTTTGTTTTCTTCTTGCTGCTTGTGAAGCAGTAGCTCGCACCTGAAGTACTCCGGTCGCTTGCAGATTCCATCGTCGTTGTAGAATCGGCATTTGACCTTTCCGTCATCCATCTGGACTGGGCGGAAGTCTCCGCAGATTTTCTTCGCGAGCGCTTTGTCCATCACGATCCTTTCCGAAGTTGCTTGTTGAGCCTGCACATGGCGCATCGCGCCAGAAGAAGCTTCAGGCTCTCCTCCCGGTTAACCGTGCCGTCACGATCTCGTTCTGGAAGATGCGACAGATCTGGCTGCTCATAAGGAGAGCCGTGCTGGTGTCCGCGTTCGAGAAGCTCCTTCGCCAGCTCGTCGTGACGAGCCTTCATCGCTTTTGGTTCGATCTGACCATAGCGACCAGATATGGAGTGGCCCCTCTCGAAAACGTGGCGGTGCTTGTGGATCTCTCCGTGTTCGCCAAGCAGGTGCCTGGTACACACATGATTGAAGGATCTACCATCCACATTCGCATAAAGAACGAAGCCGGTTCTATTTTACGACGGAACCGGCAAGCGTCATGAAACGGAGGAAACTTCCGTACCCACCATGAGAAACGGAAACCGTTTGCAAGGCGCTACTGACGATTGTTCAATCGCCAGGGATCACTTGGAGCGTTATTTGACTGGATTCTGCGGTCCCTGGTTCAGGTCGGCTGACCTTACCTTGGAAGAGACTTCGCATCCGAGTTTGACTGCGATAGCCCTCAAGGAAACGCTGATATCCGCGAGGATCTCGTTCTGACGCTGAAGTCTGACGAGGGCTGGGCGAAGAAACGGATCGGACATGCTTGCGGTGAAGCGCACGGGCATCCCGTTATCCATGATGTCGCCTATGACGGCGAGCATTACCTCGGCCGGGTCATCGATCTCGTCGCCTTCTTCGTCTTCGGGATCACCCGTATCGTCTTCGTCGAGGTCTTCCGGGTTCACTCGATCGTTATCCATTGGCATCTCTGGTTCCTCCCTGGTTTGGGTTCTGGTCTGTCGGATCTTCAGCTCTACACGAGCTGTTTCTGAATTGGAAGCTCTTTTTTATGCTACCTGAGACTACATGGTGCGAACGCATATGAAACCATAGATATCACTCTTTGGTTTGAACGAATCGATATCTTTGTCCACGTCCACGATTATCGCCGAAGCGCCATCTTCGGTGGATGACCAGAGAGTGCCGTTCAGCGGAGAATCTACGATGGTAAGAAGTTCCTCGGCAGATGGAAGACGCCAGTCCTGGTAGACGCTGTTGTCAGCAAGTTCGCACCAGTTCACAGCTTCCTGCCAGTTCCCGAGAGTGTACCCCCACCAGACAAGGCATGTCTGGTCATCGAGGATCATCGTAGCCAGGCAATTATCCGAGTACTTGTATCGTCCTGCGGTTGACCGGAACGTGCATCCTCCGCTCTGGAGCGGGCATCCAACGGCCGCGTCCTGGCCTTCATTTGACCCGCTGTCGGCCTCGAGGCCGCTGTCCTGGCTTGCGTCCTGGCCGGCATCGGACGCGCCTTCCAGGCCCGCGTCGAGGCCGCTGTCGGCTGTTTTTCCTGCATCGGCGACCTGTTCCCCCGCGTCGAGCTGCTCGATGTCGCCTCCGTCTGGATTGACCAGTGGACCGCTGTCGGGATCTACCGATCCTCCGCTCCCTCCTGATTCTCCGGTTCCACCGATTCCAGTCCAGGTGGAACCGGAACCAGCTTCGTTCACCAGCGCGTCGCGGTCGGCGAAGCTGTAGTCGTCGAAGTCCGAGATCAGACTACAGCCTCCCATTCCGAGCGCCAGTACTATCGCCAGGTATCTGACTTTCCTCATGGTTTCCTCCGTTCGTTTCTGTCCTCTCAAGCGCTTCCATGAGCGCCTGCCAGAGCTTCATGGCGGAAATGTTCCAGACGTAGTGATGGTCAGGTTTATGGATAGAGATATCTATTCCTCCACCGATGCAGCCGGCTACTTCTCCAACAGTCTCGCCTGCATCGTTCTTTATTTCTACTACGCAGTCGGCGAACCTCATATGAAGAACACCCCCACCGGGTCCGAAGTTGTACTTGGCCTTCAGGAGTATTTCGATCTCGTCGCCGAGCTTGTGTTTCATCTTTGACGATTCTTTCCTTGATCTGCTATTGCTTCAGCGATTTCCATGTACTCGGTGTAAACGTCAGCCAGTCTGTTGATTCTGGCACAGTGTTGCCTCTGTACTTCTTGGAACGCATTGGGACCCTGAACGTAGTAGTCACGAGCGTTCGGTGCCGCTTCACGAATCGCCTCCATTGCCAGGCGAAGCGCTTGAGCAGCGTCAGTTATCTGATCCATCAGCGTTTCCTTGCTCGTTCCGTTCAGATGAACTGTCGGAACTATCAGTCTATTCTCTGTCATTCCTTGATCTCCTTCATGGTTGCACCTTGCCTCGCCGCGCCAAGCCACGCCACGCCACGCCGCGCCTCGCCACGCCACGCCACGCCATGCCATGCCACGATCCTCGCCTCGCCAGGCCACGCCTCGCCACGATCCTCGCCACGCCAAGCCTCGCCGCGCCTCGCCACGCCTCGCCAGGCCGCGCCTCGCCACGATCCACGCCTCGCCAGGCCACGCCTCGCCACGATCCTCGCCACGCCAAGCCCCGCCGCGCCTCGCCATGCCTCGCCAGGCCACGCCTCGCCAAGCCACGATCCACGATCCACGATCCAAACTACTCATTCAGCTTCCTGAAAAGTTTCCTCGAATCAGCTACGGCAAGTTGTAGCCTGCTGCAAGACCGAATGAAGTGATCATTTATCTTTCGACTATCCTCGCTCAGCCTCGTGGAGTCAGTTGTCCTTGCTATGTCCTCTGCATCGACAATCATTTTTACAGCAGACTTTCCCTTCCTGTTGGTCAGTACAACCCTGGATTCAGGATCTGCGGCCTGCAGACCGATACCGTTGATAGCCTTCATTATCACGTTGCTTTCGAAACGAAGCTTCTTTCTCCACTTCGAAACCACGCTGTTGAATCTGTGACTTCTATATGGAGTGTCGATAACAGCTTCTATTTCGGACCACCTGATGGTGACCCCCTCTTGCGGAATCCCGAATCGTTCCTTCAGCTTTTCAACGTCAGGATCGATCGGGATTCCGCCACTGAAGACCGCAGTCTTCGGAGCTTTTTCTGCCATTACAGCTCCTTTACCTGCGCGGTGAACATTCCGAAGGAACCGCTAGCCTTGTTCGACGGCCTCCAGTCACCCAGGCCGCATCGACGACCACCGATCGAAAAGATGGTCTGAAGAATGTCGAGCGAAAGAACCTGCTCAACAACAGTGATCGTTCCGGAGATCTTCCATGTGTCTAAGCGAGCCCTGACACGGATATGCTTCGACCTCCCAACGGAAGCCGGTTTCGCGAAAAGCTCGAACCCGTGAGCCTGCGCCAGCTCTTCGTGCTTCTTGAAGTCCAGCTCGTTCTTCAGAGCGCTAAAGTCGGCCCACGGCACGGTCTTTCCGTTGATGAGAATCGGCCAGGCGAACTGATCCATGATGATTCCGCTTTGCGTCACCGCTTTGAAGGTTGACTTTCCTTCCATCTGAATCTTCGCTCCAGCTTCGCGCAGCATGGTCATAATGTTGTCGCTCTCAACGCAGATGAGACCCTCGGAAACGTAGGTATAACCAAGCCACGTCCACGCCGGAGAACGATCGTCTCCCTTTTCGGAGATCGACTTGTTGTTGCTGTCCATTTGCCAGGTTTTTACCCGCTCCCTCCACGCAAGGTTGTTCTTGTGCAAGAGCATCGGAGATACGCCGGTGAGCGTTACCTGATACCGTCTGGCATGAGGTACTTCCTCTTCTGCGTCGTTGTCCTGAATATTGTCGGTTTTGTCACTCATAACACTATCCTTCTTGTTTGGATTCTGGTTCTTAGAGTTAGACGTTTATAAGCTGACCAAGTGATCAGGTTTTACACTGACGAAGTTTGTATGCCTGGAACTCCCGCTCCTGATCTACGGCGAGCTGCTTCTGCTCCTGGATGAGCGTGAAGTACGCCGGGATATTGATGCGAGGAGCCATCTTGAGAAGCAGCTTCGCTGTGGCTTCTGCATCGGCTGTGGCACGATGCGCTTGGATCTCAATGCCATACAGCGAGCACATCTCGCTCAGCGTTTTCTTTCCCTTCTTGAACTTGTGGATCTTCCGAACCCAGACTAGCGGATCGATCCACTCGACGTGCTGGCGAAACGCTGCTGGCAGCTCGTCTGGATCGATCGCCTCGCTGATGAACTCCGGAGTGATGATGGTGTGCTGCGCTCTGCGCGCGTGGTCGATGATCTTCTTCTGGAGGACGCGGTAAACCTCGTGAAGCAGGAAATCACGATCGAAGTCTGCGTTGTAGGCTACCGGCACTCGCCCGCATAGAGTGTCCTCGATGATGTCGTAGGCCTCCTCGAACGTGGGCGCGTCCTTCAGCTGCTCGTTCGTGATCCCGGTGATGTCGGTGATCTCCTGGCTGATCTCAACTCCCGGATTCAGAAACCCGCCACGGACGAAGTAGTCCTCAGACCGATCCACCTTCCCTTCATCGATCAGAACGATGCCGTACTCGATGATCCTGTTAACGGAAGGATCGAGCCCTGTCGTCTCGAAGTCGATTATCGCCAACGGCAACTTCGTCCAGTCTTCTGCCGGATTGAATCCTGGCGCTGGAACTCTATTCAGTTTTTCCTGAGCGTTCATCATCAGTCCTCGTGTCTTGTGTATTTCATCTTATCCAGCTTTCGCTGCTTCATCCAACGCCAGCCACAGCTCAGCGGCTCGGCCTAACTTGACCCGTGCCTCCACCTGCTTGCTCTCGGTTTCTTGATCGCTCGGACCATTCCATACAGCCAGGGCATCACGCAGGATTAGTAAATTGACAGCATCGAGCGCCAGCAAGAACATTCCAGGATAAATGACAGCGTGTTTCATTGTTCCATCTTCAGCAACTCTCCGTTGCGAACCTCCATATTGATATCCTCGAGCACGTCGCCTTCCCGGAGAACATGGTGAACGAGCTTCCCATCTGGGTTGATCACTCGACCAGCCGAGAAGCCAAACACGCCAATCCACTCCTCGTCTCCAGTGACCTTTACCACCTGCGGCACTCCGAGATTGCCGGTAACAATCATCAGCATACCAGGCCAGCCATACGGATTGGCCGCAACGCAGGCTGGACAGGTTGGCCGGTCATCTGGGCGATGCCAGCGCCACACAGCGCGGTTGTATGCCGGATCATCTTCGCAGGTAGAATACCAATGACCGCAAAGCGTCCTGGTTCTCAGACCCACGAACAAGCGTCCCTGTTTCGTGAACGTGTAGCTGTGAACGTGAACAGAATCCTCGTGCGCGTGAACGAGTGCCTGTTCAGCGGTCATCACCTTGGCTCTTGCCATTTTACGTTCCCTCCGAAATGCGAAGTTGCTGTTCGCAACGATAGCTGAAGCTCTCGAATGGTCTGAGAATGGTCAGCAAAGCCTGCTCGCAGCGTCCTGCCAAATACCAAAGCCTGCGCACGAGCATCCTTCTACCTCGCGCATCGAGCGGCAAAGCTTCGATTTCACTGGTGTTTTTCATGCTCCCACCCTGTTTACCCACTATAATCAGTCTTATAGCGGGAAGGCTGTAACTGCCGAAAAGCTCAATGATATCAAGTACTTACGCGATCTGCGATCCTGCGTGGCCCTGCCTGATCGAGGGCCTCAGTTCTTCAGAAACTTGATCGGATTCTCGGGGTCCCAGCTCGGCCTGTGCTCCCTCAACCATTCCCTGAAGCCAGGCTCGACCTCGCCAAGAACGACCTCGTAGCGCTCCTTATCGTCCCAGGAACCTCCCTCCACGATGACCATGGGCCTTTCCGCTTCCACGATCGGCGGTGTGATGACCTTCGCGCCATCCATGAATCTCGGGTGACCGTGGATCTTCCCCATTTCGGCTTTCCATTCTCAACTCCCCATTGAGCTAAGACGATCGGTTCAGTCATTCTTTTACCCACTGCTCCAGTGTAAAAGCGTCCATGCAAGAACCGATGAGCCGCCTGTCTTTCGCAACGTCCTTGATGCAGACGTTCTCTCCACATACAGGACAGAGCCCGCTGTACAGAACAAGCGCTTCTGGATGAAGCCACCACGTACCGCCGCCTCCGTGCTCGTTCTCAGACCAGTCTCTCGCCTTGGCGTAACCGTGTGGATTCGAGTACTCGATGAACTCGTAGGCAGTACGTCTCGGAAAAAGGTGCTTCTCCATGTCGCTGATTGGTTTGTAAATGAAGACCAGCTCTCCAGCCCGGAACTCGCGCCACCATTTTTCTGCCATGTCAGACTCTTTCTGCGAGGAACCGCTCAAGCTCCGCAAGGTTCTTGCTGATCCTCATCCGTTTCGGGAAGCTGCTGGTGAAGTTCTTTCCGTAGCTCTTCTTCACAATTCGGTCGTCCAGCACCACTATCACTCCGCGGTCACTGATCGACCGGATGAGCCTGCCGGCTCCCTGACGGAACGTGGTGACAGCTCTCGGGATGCTGTAGCCGATGAACCAGTTGTCCCCTCGGTCCTTCGTCGCGTCGAGGATCGGGTCATCAGGCGTCGGGAAAGGCAACCTGTCGATGATCAAGCACGACAGGGTTTCTCCCGGAACGTCGATCCCAGCCCAGAACGACTCCACACCGAGCAGGACCGAGCGAACGTCAGCTCTGAACTCGGCAACGAGCTTCGTCCTTGGTCGGTCACCCTGCGCCAGGATGTTCCAGCTGGTCCGCTCTCGAAGCCTGTCCCTGGTCACGGCCAGGTTCTTGTAGGACGTGAACAGGCACAGCGTTCGCCCTTGAGCAGCCTCGACACACTGCTCGACCATGTTGGCGATCCCCTCCGCGTTGTCCGGACCAGGAGTCTCCCTTGGTACGATGATCAGCGACTGCTTCGCCAGGTCGAACGGGGAGTCCACGATCAGCATCTCCACGTCGTCTCGCCAGAGTCCAAGGTCGCCAACAAGGTGCTTCATGGTTCCTCGAACGGCGAGCGTTGCGCTGGTGAGAACCACAGTCCTGATATCCCCGAACAGGCGTTCGTATAGCGGCTTCGCAACGTCCACGGTCTTGCACAGGCTCGCATGTCCCTTGTTGTCCAGTTCGATGAAGTAGACGCAATGCTTGTTGTCGAGCTTGGTTCCCTCGAGGACCTTTTCCTTGATCTTCTCGCAGCGTTCCATCCACAGCTTCGCCTCATAGCGACGTTCATCGCTCTTTCCAGAATCCACTACGTTCGCGAAAGACTGGATGGCGTTGTTGAGCTGCGCCAGAAGGAAGCTCGGATCAACAGCGTTAGGTGTCTTCAGCCTGGCTTTGTAGTCGGCCGAGCTGCGAAAAGCCTTCAGACTGTCGAAGTAGTCTCTCGTCGCTCGCATGAGCGAGGCGCGCGTGTCCGAAAGTCCTATCAGGCGAAGTGGCGCCGCTGCCTTTCGGATCGCGTAGTATCCGAGCTTCCATCCAAAGATATCCCTGGCGATATCGACAGCGTTGTGCGCTTCGTCCATGACCACAGCATCGTAGTCTGGAATCACCGTGGTTCCGAAAGCCAGGTGCGTGAAGAACAGGTGATAGTTGCAAACGATGATGTTTGCTTCCTTCATTCCCTCCCTGGCCTTGTTCACGAAGCACTTGTCGTAGTTCTTGCAGCGGCGACCTTTGCACTCCTCGCTGCTTCTGGAGAGTTCCGACCAGACGTGAGGGTTCGGGATGATCTCCAGCTCGCTCTTGTCTCCGGTTTCGGTTTCGCGAGCCCAGGTCAACAGCTTGTTGAACTCGTCAACGGCAGAGAGATCGTACATCTCGACCTGGGAAGCCCTGTCGCTGTGAACCAGGTCGTAGCAGATGTAGTTGCTTCGCCCCTTCGCGAGCTTGAACTGGAAGTTGACCGGCATCACACGCTGGAGCATTGGCAGGTCTTTCTCCACCAGCTGCTCCTGGAGCGCGATATTCGCAGTCACGATGACTGCCCTCCACGGATCTTGGAACCTCTTTTCCCTAAACCCGCCCTGACCGTCCTTCACGAGCTTCGTTCGCTCGACCATAGGCGTTTTTCGGATCATTCCGATGATCGGAACGCAGTATCCGAAGCTCTTTCCGACCCCAGGAGGACATTCGGCGAGCAAAGCGCCGCCATAAACCAGCGCTTTCGCAGTTTTCTTGGCAAATTCCAGCTGCTGTGGCCGTGACTTGAATCCCGGTATGACTTTTGACAAAGAACCGCCGTCATCCAGCGTTTCGAAGATGATGCTCATATTTTTTGACCAGTGTAGTGCTCCGCAAGGTGGTACAGGAGGCGCGGAACGTCAGGAAGAAAGCCGCCCATTTCGATCCAGGAAGTAAGATCTCTCAGCGCATCGAGCGTCTCTTCTCGATCGTCGTCGAGCATGGCCTTCATGGCTCGTTCTAAAGCTGCGGTAGGGTCCATTCCTTCACCTGTTCAGTAAGTTCAGGAGACAGCTTCCAGATTCCTTGTTGCCCCCTGCACGGGACATGGTGCTCAAGGCGTCGAATGTCGTCAAGTACCCAAACTTCAGGTCCGAAGATCCACTTCGCGCCTCGTTCTACACCCGTGAGAGTGTAATCGTGAGCCATGATGACGTTCGATATCCGCTTTAGCTCGTCGCAGCGAAAGAAACCCATTAGCCGAAAGGTTCCGACAACAGCTCCCGCTGGCTGGCATTTCGGCAGAGAGCCTATCAGTGACTCGATGTAGTCTGATCCTTCGCTATCGAACTTCACGGTAGCGTGAAGGGCGAACTCCTGACCGAGATATCTCTTACTCGGCCTCCAGGTGCGGTTCTCGAACCGCTTCTGAATGTCCGGGTCTTCGTGAAGAATCACGAACGGCCAGGGTCGCCAGAACGAAAGCGCGAGCATCATGCTGCTTTCAGATTCGGAACCACGGTACCGGCGAGCTTCAGAAGCTCGATCTGCCTGTCGGCGTCCTCGATCTCCTGGGCGAACAGGCTGATCGCATTGCTCATCCTCCAGGCGGTGTTTCCGGGAGGAAGAAGCTCCACGTCGGGCGTGTTGTACTTGGCGGCGATCAGCTCGCGCTCTCCCTTCGTTAGCGCCGACTTCATGCGCTCCAGGAACGCTGCCGGGTTCTTGATCTCAGTGTTTGCCGCTTCCTCGATGGCCGCGCACATCGCGCCGATCCTGTCGGGTTCCAGCGATCCTCTCACGATGTCCCGGATCGCCGAAGCGCTCGTCTGCGTGTCCAGCTCGTAGGTTCGCTGGCTGTACTGGATGTCCTCCGACAGCTTCTTGCCCAGGTGGATCTGCTGCAGGCCCTCGTCGCTGATCGCGAAGTTGGTACACCACAGACGAAGCACGAAAACGCGCAGACTGTGCTTGCCGTTTCCGTAGTCGCTGTTCTCCCAGGTCGCCCCGAAGCTCACAACCTCGTTCGGCGCAGGTTCGAAGACTACAGGCATGAGGCACTTCATCATCACCTTCGTCTCGCTGGCCAGGCCCCTGATCGGAATCATGCCCAGCTCCTTGGTTACCCCTAGAAACGCGTCGAGAAGCGGCCTGCTGTCCAGGCGTCGATACGAGGTCGAGAGCCAACCGCGCAGCCTCCCACCGTAGGAACGCGCGAGGTATGACACATCATTCTGGTTTCCGTAGAACTTGTTGAAAATCTCGGACATGAGTCCAGGCCCCCAGCCTTCGGTAGACGGATTGTCGATGAGCTTGCGGTACATCGCTACCGGAATGTCTGCCCGCTGGCACATCTGGCCGACCGCGTGGTTGGCGATAGCGAGCTGCTGGTCGCCCATGTTGACCATCATGGTCCTGCACTCGTCGTCGGTCGTGAAGTTGAGCGCCCTGGCCTTCACGATGTGGTCGGTAGGCACCTCGTCCATGACCTTCTTCACGGTCATGGCTGCCGAAAGCCTACCCTCGTCGATGGTCTGTTGCATCTTGATCCTCGCGCGGGACGCGGCATCGGAAGCCGCTTCCTCGTAAGATCTGTTCCCGTGGTGATAAAGCATCTCGATCCCTCCATTCTATCGACTAGCCTGTCTAGCCGATAAAAATGCCACTGTCGGTTGTTCATTTCGAAGGCAAGCCCTTCAATCTTCTCGGGTTACGAATCGCCTGGGCCACCTTCGAGTTGTAGACGAAGTAGTACGCCACGAGCAATCCTTCCGCCTCGTTGTGATTCGGCAGCTCGTCGCCGTGAAGCCATCGCCGCGCCACGCAGCTATTGATCGCCGTCGTCTTCGCCTGCTCACGGTTGTACCGCCCGCGACGAAGAGAAAGAACACTCGAGCGCCACTCATCGTCGGTGACGCTGAAAATTCGCGATTTCGGAAATCCCTTCTCCTCGAGCACGTCCTCCCACCGTCCCCAGGAAGCCCCCAGGCCGATGATCACCTTGAACGAGCGCTCGTCGCGCTTCCAGCCTGGGTGCCAGGTCTCCCGGCCGATGACGAGCGGCTTTCCGCGTGTCACCGCAGCTTCCCTGGCCAGATCGTAGGCGTAGCTGCGATCGACATGCGTGAGCGCTACACCGGAGTCGATGTACTGCTCCTTGTGGATGATCCCCCAGCCAGATTCCTTGCCGCTGTCGATTCCTAAAATGATGCAGTCGTTGGCTTCCATTATCGATCCGCAGTATTCTTCGAAAACAGTTCTGAGCTTTATGAGTGCAACTACGGGGTCTGAAGAAGCGACCGCCCTACTCTGGTTCACGTTGAAGAAGACTTTGGCGTACCAGAAGTACGTTTCCTCTTCTGTAATCCTAGCGTGCAGGCTCACATCGCACGGTTCAAGCGAGCCAGAGGTTTTCAGAACGTCAGCGTTCTTGTTTACCACCTCGGCCAGCTTTTTCGCCTCCATCAGTATCTGCTCGTTCAGCGTCGGAAGCTTGCGTTGCTTTTTTCTCGCTGTCCGAGTCGGCGTCTTGCGCTTCTTTTTCTTTGCCGCCATCAGCGTCCCCTTTCACTGCTGCTGCTACTCGGCAGGCCAGGCACCTTTCGATTCCTTCGCCGGCCACCACCCAGGTTCCGTTCATGAAATTGTGCTGCTTACACAACGAAAGAAACTTCCAGTCGCTCAAGGTGAAAGCGTGCGCTGACCGATCTTCTTCGAAAGGTCGGTAGCGCCATTTGATTGTAGAAGTAGCGGTGTCAGTCATTGTACTTGCGATACTTCAAACCATAGGCCCTGATCAAGAGGTCCACGAGAGTGTGAGCCACCATTTCTTCGATGAAGATCCGATTTGTCACATCGATCCCATCTTCGGTAGTCAGCTCTACGCAATGGTTGTGAAGAATCGCGTACACCGCATCTCCCACGTATATTTTCTCCCTGTTGCTCATTGTCTCATGCTGGAAAACAGCCCGACATCGAGGAAGGAGTAGTGATGCTCTCCTGCTACGATGATGTGATCGAGTAGCTCTATTCCGAGCAGCTCGGAAGCCTTCTTCACGCGCTTTGTCAGGGCAAGATCTTCCTCGCTTGGAGATGGATCGTCACTCGGATGGTTGTGAGCGATGATGATCGAATTGGCTCCCGAAGCGATGGCTTCCCGGAAAATATCGACCATCTTCACGGAGCAGGACGATACACCCCCTCGAGCAGCTACGTGAAAGCCAAGGATTCGAAGCTTGGTGTCAAGGTGCAATACAAGGAAGCTTTCGGAAACCTCGTCATCGAACAGCGTTGTCAGAAGCTGCTTCGCATCGCGCGAAGATGAAAGCTTCGTCGCGTACATTTCGTATGACTCTCTGGCCACTTCGACTCGCTCCCACTTGAGCGTGGCTTTTCGTATGGTATTCACGGCCTCACTACCCTGGCTTTGTCCCTGACGTGCTCCCAGACTCTGAGAGGAGCTTTCTCCCTGATGACAGTCATCAGGAAATACGGTCTCCCGTTCTGATCGATCGTCAATGCGAAGTAGCGCTTTTCCTTGTCGCGGAACAAGGACAGCTCCTCGTCCGTCGCCTCGCGCATCCAGTCCACGCCTTCGTTTTCGGCGACACCTTCTGCTCCAACGAGCAGCGTCACGGATTCTTCTGACATCAGGCCTCCTCTATTTCGTTTCCCCAAGAGTCCCATCCAGGCCGCCGCGACCTGGCAAAAATTTCGAGATACGGTCCTTTCGACACGGCCTCGATCTTCTCGTAGGAAGAATTCGGATTCTTGCTGTGCTTCCCCTCGGGCCGATGATGATGTTGTTCAGGTCTTTGCGGTCGGTGAAGACTTCTTGGTCCATGCCTTTTCCGCGAACGCCGAACAGCAGCAGCTCGCTGCAGCTTCGGAAGTACTTGCCGAGTCCTATCTTCAGGAAGTTATCGAAAAACTGCGCTGGTGTAAGCTCTGCCATCATTGCAATGTTGAAAGTGTTCATCGGATCGAAAGCTTCGTTTTTCAGCTTGATCCATGGCAGCGTCCGAATGTACCGGAATCCTATGTCCTTCATGATTCCTATACCTTCCGGGAGATAGTTGTCCGTCACCCAGAAATACAGGTGAGCGTTGTCCGCTGGCCTGTACAGTAGACACTCGTACTGGATGACCTTCGGGATATCTTCGACAGAAAGAAGCTGATAGTGCCGATCGGCACCCCGCTTGATCTTCCCGCCTCCACGCTCAGGCCAGGGTGGGTCGATGAGGATCGTGTTGTATTTCTTCATAGCGTTATGATCTGCTTTCCTGGTGTTCTGAGCGACTGGCGAACCGCTCCGACTCCGTTGTGATATCCGAGAATCGCCCACAAGATCGCCTGCGGAAACGGAAAGGGTTCCCACGGAAGCTTCATATCGCGCGCTACTTTCTTCGACGCATCAAGAATACCGAGAATCGCAGGAAGCTGATTCAGGTGCTTTATTTTCTGGCTAACTGGACCCTTGCACAGCTCTGGATCGCCAAGTATCAGATACGACTTGCAGATCGATGGCCTCGTCTTGTAGACGATGCAGCGATCGAGATCATCGAGAAAGACGCACCGCTTCCTAGCCTCGAACCATTCCGTTCTGTAGCGCAAGAGTTTGTCTTCTGAGTAATCCTTCAAGAAGTCTGCCTGCTCGTTCAGTATATGAATCTTGCCAATCAGGTTCTTCATACCGAAAGGCGTCTGTATCAGGTCTCCGATAACGTAGAACGCTTCGGGGATCGTTGTGACAGTAAACTGATAGCAGCAATGCGCGCAGCCTTCCCTGCACGGAATCTGCTTCCTGGTTTCCTCTGGAATCTCTTCCAGCCATTCATCGATCAAGAGATTCGCTTCTCGGATCGGTCCGAGAGCGTTGAGTATCCGTCCAAGTCCCATGTCACACCTTCTTGAGATGCTGCATCTTCACGTTCAGCATCATGCAGTTGTGAATCACCGGCCCTTTGTCGAGCGAAACCTCTTCGACGTAATCGTAAGAGCAGGGTTTTCCGAGAGCCCACTCCAGTTCTTTCCAGGCTGCTTCGACATCTTCGCCCTGCACAACAGCTACGCCCATTCTCTCACTGCCATCCCACTGAAAAGCAAACGTCTTCACGAATCCTCCTTTTATTCCATTATTCCGCCGAAAACCATGACCTTCCATCCGTCAGGGATCTCCCACGGGTTGTAGATACCTGTCGCCTCCGCGGCCTGCAATACTGCCTTGCGAAGCCGCTGAAACTTCTTTTCCGGCATGAACCGAAGCCAGCCGCTCTCACGCTCGCTGTTCAGAACCGCTTCGGTGAAGGCGATTTTCGGCTTCTCCCCCCTGCGGATCTGGCACAAGATGTGGCTGCACTCGACGGGAGCTTCCCAGCTCGGGTACGCCACCTCGCAGCCTGTCGCCGCGAAAGCGATATCCTGCCGCTCCTGGTAGGTCAGCTCCTGCCATTCGCGTTTCGTTCCCTTCCACCAGCCGCCTCTTTGGATCAACTCGTCATCTGTCATTTCCTCACCTCACGCCCAATAAATAAACTTTGCTCCTGCTGCCAGCGCCTTGTCTAGAAATACGCCAAAGTCCTGAAGCCGACGCTTTATCCCCTCCTGGTCGAGGCCGAAACTGACGAACCGGTCCTCCACGACCGTTTCCCGCGTGTGCCGCTTGGCGAGCCGGTCTATCGAGGTCTTTGTTCGAATGAACGCTTGCCTGGCCTCTGGAAGCGTCATCTGCCCGGTCAGGTCGCACTCGTCGTCAAGCGGAAACTCCAGAAGGTTCAGCATGGCCCTGGCGTTTGCGTTTGCCCAGTTCGGACCCTCGACCCCTCGAATCATGTCGAGAAGTCCAGTCTCCCTGTTCAGGACCGCCGCGTAGAAGTTGACGCTCATCGCAGCTCTCCGTTCATGATCTGCTTGAGCTTCGTCTCCGGATTCCAGAAAATGTCGCGCTCCATCGACATGCCGAAAGAGTTCTTCGTTTCGCTGATCTCCTTCAGGCTCGCATAGCCAAGCTCGTCATAGCTCGGGCTGATCGGAGATCGGCACCAGCCGAACAGAGCGTCTTCGCCGTCGAACTCGGTGGCGTAGAAGGTCCACCGCCCGCAGGGATCGAACAGCTTGAGCGGAACCTTCACGTCTTCCGGTTCCTTCTCTTCGTTTGAGTACAGAACCGGAAGAAGCTTCCGGATTTCGTCAGGCATCAGGTCCATCTTCACACTCCTATCACGGTCACTTTCGAACCGTAGCTCGTCTGACTCAGGAGACTGGTCACAGGAACTGGCTGCCCGTTGATCTTGCACAAGCAGCTTCCGTGAACGACTATCGAGCCGTCCAGGCCCTTGATCACGGGACTTCCCCAGATCAAGAACAAGCCCTCCGCATCCTGCTCTGCGCCGAAAATACGGAGCGTGTGGAGAAGCTCATTCTCCTCGCCGATCCAGCTGTTCTTGTCCTGTACCTGCATGTTGTACCTCTTCATCTTTGATGATCCTGTCGCAACGCTCAGCGTGCAGCTCGTAGACGCGCTTCAACCACTTCGCTTCCGTCTCGGTAACTGCGTTAGTATGCAGACCGATGTGATCCTGAATGTCTTTCGGAGTGAGATAGATGGGTCCTCGAACCTGGCTGTACCGATACGCGCCGACCATCTTCTCCATGAAACTGATTCGATAGTAAAACTTCTTCCAGTTCTTCGCAGTGATCGACCCCATGCCTACGATCATGGTGCCCCAGATGAGAGTATCCGTGACCGGATTCAGGTATCGCTCGCCCTTTCGAGGACCATAGGGTATGTCTTTCTCCGCTGTTATGTAGCAGAGCGTCTCGTGGTCCTTGATGTCTCTCACACTCCAGTTCAACGACATCTCTATCCCTCCTCGTAAGGCTCGTAGTCACCCCAGGAAGGGTCGTCGGGGTCTTCGATCGGCTCGTCTACGTCTCCCTGGTTGTATCCAGAAAGAATCTCAGGCCTGTACTGTGCGAGCTTCTCGGCTTCGCACACTTCGCACACCCGACACAGCGGAATACGCTGTGCATCGTACACCCACCAGGATATCCTGTTCGACTCCTGGCCTCCTTTGCAGCTATGTGGCGTCTTTTTCCTCCGTCAGTTCTCCCTGTCATGTGGCTCGGCATATTCCAGGCCCAGAATCTCGTACAGATCATGCTCGTCTGTACCGCCGATCCTGATATCGCCCCGAAAGATGCCGTACTCGTTCACCTTCAATCCTACGGCTTTCGCAATGGCCCGAAGTCTCTCGTTGTGCATCTTCGAACCAGTGAAATAGTTGAGTGCAGAGCCCCAGCAGTCGATGTCCACCACCAGGAAGTCCACATCGATCGAGAACTTTTCGCCTACGTGCCTGAATCGAATCTTCGTTTCGCCTGCCGATTCGAGCGTTCCGTACCGCTCGGCAACGCTTCTGGCTTCTTCGACAGCCAGATCTTTCCATCCAGCGTCCGCGCCGATCAGAACGTCGAGATCCTTCACGGTCAGGCGCCGCCTTCGCCACGATCCAGCTACTTCTACCCTGTCGATGTGCGGACACTCGCCCAGGGCGAAAACCAGTCGCTCCACAAGCGAGGCTACAGCGAACCTGGACAACCTGCCCTGCTTTTTCCTGGCGAGCCCATCCAGAATCCTGTTGTACAGTTCGGAATCTTCCAATCCGGAGTCTTCCAGAACGAATAGCAACTCGTCCATAGTCGTGACGCCCCAGCGCGCAGCCAGCTGCTCCGCTTTCACCGGGCCGATCCCTGGCATGAAGGTGAAATCGAGCGCCGCATCGGGAAACTCGGCTTCAAGCCGCTCCAGCTTTGTACTGGTCCCGGTAGCGCACAGGTCTTGAATTACCGAATCGATTGCCTGGCCAATCCCTTCGATGGCCAGCAAGTCCAGCTCCATGACGTGCTCGGGCAGATCCTCGACGATCTTGGATGCGTCGAGGAATGCCCTGGCACGCCAGCGATCCTTCTTGAGCTGATATAGCTGGCCGATCCGAAGCAGCTTCTGGGCAACCTCGGTATTCGACAGCTTTCCTATCATTTGTCCTTCTCTCCATTCTTTACTTGATGAACTGATGGATTTTCTCTGCATTCATCCTTCCAGATCAGGTTATTCTTGATCATGGAAATTGTTGACTTGCTCACATTATACTTCTTCGAAAGCTCTACTCCTGACGTACCATGTTTCAGATCGGTTCGTATCTTTCTAACCACATCGAAACTCAGCTTCGCGTAAGTTGCTCTACCTTTACGAAGCATATCTAAAGCATTATCTCGTTGCGATCCGATAAAAAGATGATCTGGTCTTACACATAAAGGCGTATCGCATTTATGCAGAACCTTTCTGCCTTCTGGCACGGAACCATGTGTAAGCTCGTATGCTACAACATGAGCCTTTTGTACTTTTCCATGCCTGCATGTAACTCCGTATCCGTTATTTCCGTGCGGAGGTCCTGTCCACAGCCAGCAAGTGGCAGTTTTATTTACTCGTTTCCAGAATCGTTCTTTCGTGAAAACCATCTACAAAGTACACATTCTCGGTGACTTATCTATTCGCACCCGTAAAGCTTGAGCATGACGAAGAGCTCCGCTACGAAATAAATACCAACCTCGGAATTCAACAACAAGCTTTCCGATGTTCTCTTTCCGAAGCAGACTGGGATCTGGTGGAGCAGCCTTCATAACCCGTTCGAGCTGCCCGTTCTTGTACAGTCCCCAGGCTCCGGTAGCTTCCGGACCCTTGTACTTTCCGCCTGGAGTCATTTCGATCCCGCACAGAACGTAGTCGCCTGTTATCCAGCGCTTGCACCTGACCCACTTATCCGTCTTTCCGTCCGAGCGAGTCGTATGGTAGGTCGATCGAAGAGGCTTCAGGACCAGGCCCTCGTATCCATCTTCGATCGCATGGTGGTAGAACGTCTCGAAGTCGTCGATCATCATCGGCACGCCGACGAAGCGAGACTCATCTCCGCGATCCAGCTGCTCGAGCAGATCGCAGACGATTCCGTTCCTGGTTCTCCACTCCTCGCCGACCAGCGTTTTCTGGCCGTGGATCACGAGCGCGTCGAACAGGTGAAACCGGCGGAAGCCGCGAAGCTTCACCTGGTCGGTTGCCCACTCCGTTGCCGCTTCGAGCTCTCCCACAATGATCGAGCCCTTCGGCAGCGGAATCGGCTGCAGGTGGATGTCTCCCAGGTTCGAGCCACTGATCGGATCAGTAGTTCCGTCCCTGGAGTTGAGCCGGTGAGGCTGCCCGTTGGCAGGGTCGCCCACGGTAAGCTCGCACCACATTCCGTCTACCTTGGCTTCGGCGACGTAGCCGCGGCCTTCGTAGTTGGAAAGCTGGTCCCTTTCGATATCGAGACCAGGGCCGAGATATGTTGGCGTTCTATCCACTATTACAATCCTTTCTCGAGGAGGTATTCCTCGATATCTTTTCTTCTGGCGTCGTTTCTCAGCTGGATCACGAACCAAGCTTCCCTGCAGGACGCGACACCAAGAAGCTCCCTGAGTCGCTGCTTTTCCCACTCGGTACGAACGGGGTTGACTGCCAGGCAGTAACACTCGTACCGAAGGTGTGCCGCCCCGAGAAAGATTGCCGCATCGGTGTAGCGCCTCTGAAGAATTTCCTGATCTCTGACAAGGAGCCTGTTCACTTTCCAAGCTCCTTCTTCAGAACCGTGAGCGCCTCGTTCACGGCACCGAAGACGTACTCGGCCTCGTCCAGCGTCATCCGGCCGAGCCTGCTGGGCGTCATCTGCCCGCCCTTCATGACGTGCCGCTGCACGCCGATCTTCGGCTCTCCACCGTTGTAGCGATAGACGCCTACCTGGATCATCTGGCCGTTGCCGTCCACATCGAAGCGGTACGGTGGCTGGCACAGGTGTACCAGGACATCCTTGTTGGACTGATATCCCATTGGTTCCTCCGTCTCGTTTCGCACCAGGCCCTTTGCCTGGCACGGGTCAGGGCACGAGCCGAAGCTCATGCCCTGTACCGTACCGGCACTAAAATCCACCTCTCTCGTCCCTGTCGGCGCAGGCATCGCACTGGTATCCGTGAGCGACATCTGCATCCGTCAGAGCGTTCGCCTTCCCGCATGAAGGGCACGGGTGCGTCCGCTCTCCCGGATGAAGGGCGCTGCGACCGCCGGGATCTCGGAAGCGCCTTCTCATGTACGCTTCCTCGTCATCGAAATCGTCTTCCCCACCACCATCTCCAGGGTCGTAATCTCCGCACCAGGTCTCGTGCGGCTCGTCCTCGGTGGCTCCACATTCTTCGCAACAACCGCAGTCGCTGCAACCATGATGCGGGCAGACGAGTCTCCCCTGCTGCTCCGCGTCGAACATCGCATCTTCCTTCGAGTACGGCATGCTACATCTCCACGCCGTCAATGAAGGTCCGACACCCGCCGGAAGCCGCTATCTTCAGTGGAATGACCTCGGCGAGCGTCGGTTTCTCCGTCCTGGAGACCAGCTTCTCGAGCTTCCGGATTGATCCGGCATCGAGCTGGCCCTCGATCTCTACCTCGTCGATGTCCAGCTCGACTCCGATGCTGTCGAGGTACTTTTCGAGCTTTCGCATGTCGCCCATCAGTACCCCGGCCTGCCTGGATTCGCTCGCGGACAGGAACTCGGAAAGAACTTCCGGCAACGCCGCGAGCGCGTCCTGCCGCCGCCAGAACAGATTGATGTTCTGTTCCTCTTCGTTGGCTACCATCACAGCAATTATCTCGAACATGGTTCTCTTCCTCCGTTTGTCGGTCGAAGTGACCGGCCTGCCGCCCGGTAGGCGGCAGACCCGTTACTTCGTCTACTTGACCACTTTATCTGTCTCAGAATCGACTTCAGCGACAACCCTGAAAACCTCGGGGAAAAATCCTTCGTAGTAATCTGTCACTGCGTAAACCTCACCGAGCCTGGCGATTGCCATGTACGAAGCTTTCTGTCCTTGCTTCGTTCCGTCCTCGAGCCAGTGATTGCCCTTTTCGTCGAGTACATGCCTCACCATGATTTCCTCCGTTTTCCTGTGCGGTTTGCACAAGCCAGGGCGCGAACCGAAGCTCGCGCCCTGAAGGTGCAAACGCTACGGAAGACCATGTTCACCAAGTTATCAAAGAGCGAAACCCCGACACTTGCCGCATTGAGGCAGGTACGGGGGTTTGTAGGTCAAGGAACCGTTACGATGGTTTCTGACCGTCGTACATTTTCCAGGCTATCCCAGAAAGGGAAAACCCCAGGCGGTTTCCCGCCTGGGGTTCCCAGGTAGCGATGTCTACTCGACCACCTTACCGTCCACCAGCCAGAACTTCCGGCCGTTGACAGCGGTATCGGACCCCTGCACGAGCTTCGCCGCCTCCGTGTACGACCTGCACTCCCGGTTGCCGTCCAGAACGTAGACCCGTTCCTCGCGACGAACTAGCTCGTGCTGCTCGCCCTTGTAGGTGCGGAAAGCCGTTGCGCCGACAGGCATCTCGTCGTTTACGATAGTGCCCTTCCCGGTCGAGACTCCGCTACCCGTGCCAGCGGACTTCACCTTGATTCCGGAGCGATAGGACCGCTCGGAGATGTGTCCGTTCTCGTCGATGCCGAAGGAGACGGTGCAGGCCTCGGGCGGAATGATCCCCTCGAGCTTCCCGACCAGCTCGGTCAGGTACGCCTTTTTCGACTCCGTGAGTTGCTCGTCTACCGCCTTCTTCTTCTCCATCGCTGCAGCGAGCAGCTTCTGGAGATCGGTAGGGGACAACCCTTCGAGCATCGCAAGCAGGTTCTGATTGTCTGACATAGTTTCCTCCGTTAGGTGGCGAACCTATGCCAGGTATTCCTGCCTGGTCACCAGTGCCAGGCATGGAACAAGCCTGACACGGGTTTTCCACATTTTCATAGAACGCCGGGATTTTCCCGGTTTCACATACTACTGGCCATTGTACAGTAGGCCGTTTGGTTTTTTTCATTGCGCCTATTGAACGCCTTTTGCACGAAGTAGGCCTGGCGTACTGGACGCGCAAGGTGCGCGGTCTGGCCATTGTACAGTGTGTAGTCCTTGTACGCTTTGCGCTTGTTACGCGCGCTCTGCCGATTGTACAGTCGCCGCCTGGCGTGCAAGGCGCGGTACTGTCCATTGTACAGTTTGCGGGTTTTTGGCCAGTCGTACTGCATTGCCTGGGCCAAATTCCGGTCAACCGGCCTGGCGTTCCTGGCACGCCTACCGCCAATTGCGCCAATCTGGCCCGAAATCGCCCGGATTCGCCTCGCGATACCGTTCCTGGACCAGAAGTGGCTTCCTGAACCTAAACCGGGCCAGAAACGCCCTCAGTGGCCACGATCTGGCCGATTCTGGACCCGTTGCTACCGTTCACGGACAGAGTTACCCTGAATTTCATGCAGACACTCGAATCGATCCGCAGGTTTCATCGTGAACACCACTCGATCGTCTGCGGACCAGGCCATGCGCTCTCCAGAAGCGCGACAACGATCCGCGAATACTACGACAAACAGCCTTTTCCAGCCTTCTTCGTGGTCCGCCTGGCTCGAACGAACCCTCACGAAGTCTACAAAATGCTCGTTCATGCTCTCGGCCGGATGCCAGCCAATGGACTACGCGACGATCTGCTCCTGGCCAGAGCCGCCTTGCTCGACCCGGATACCGACGAGTCAGAGCTGCAGCGCCACTACGAGATCATGAACGCTCCCGAAAAGCCTGCGCGCCCGCATCAGTACTACCGCCTGGTCTACTACATGCTGAAGTGGCACCTCGGCATCGCTCCAGACACAAACCTGATCGCCGTCCAGGAAAAGATGCAGGAACAACTCCGAAGCTTCGGGGTTCCTGACCATAAAAACGTGCTTCTGTCGTGGTTCAAAGAAGGGATGCCGTTCGAGAAGTGGGTGAACCTCTAGTATCCGGAGTACCCGCCCTCCTCTTCGTCATCATCGTCTTCGAGCTCTATCTTCCCCTGGCTGCTCTGTATGGTCTCGCCGGTCGTGTCGATCACACCCTGCGCTCCCGGATTCTTCAGCGATCGCTGCAGTTGAGCAAAGATCACCCCGGAAACTTCTGACTTTGACAGTCCGCGGCTTCTGGCGAGTCCTTCGGACAGCCGGTCGATCACGTCCGCGAGAAGCGTTCCCCAGGTTGACACGTCCTCCCACGTCTTCATCCTGGCGATGCACTCGAGCTTTCCATCCACGATCCAGCAGCTCAAAATCTCGGCGCTCTTTCCGCGCCAACCATTCGGCTTCGGAAGTTCCTTGTCCATCTTTCTCCTCTACTTGTCAGCTCGTGCTCTGAACTCTTTCACGGCCTCGTCGGCCCTCTCTCTGGCCATCGCAGCAACGGAGTCACCGATCTTTTTCGCCGGACGCTCCCACGGAAACTCCGTGTATCCTTTGTCCTTCTCATGACCCCGTGAGAATACCTGAAGCCGGTCGAATTCGGAAGCGTACACGCTCGCCCACAGTTTCTGCTCGATCTCGTTCATGGCCTCTCCAGATGATCAGGAAACTCGTTCCAGACCTTGCCGTCCAGAATAGGAGCTTCTACGACACGATCGTTGAACGACGACTCAGGACTCTGCTTGAAATAGAAAGGAATGTCGAAGCCGTTCCTCTTGCATTGATCTCTGACGTGGCGAGCCCACTGGTAGTCGAAGCTCCTTCCCTGCCGACCGTTCACCTTCTCGCAGCCGACAATGATCCAGTCGAGACCCGTCTTCGACAGGTGCGACGATTTGGGCCACGGCAGCAATGGAAATCGAAGCTCGATATCTTCCAGCATCGGCTCCATCGAGACGCCGTGAACGACGGCCGGAATCTCGAACAGCCTTGCCACTCTCTTGTCGTACATTTCCTGGTTCTCTGCCGATACCAAGATCCACACGTTGCGAAGCGGCCATGTCTTCGTTGGCGCGAATCGCGGAAGCGACTTGATGCGATGCCACGCCTGCTCGGCGCAGAAGTCGCGGATCGTCTCCGCGTGCTTCAGGTCGTCCACTTCTCCTTCGAGCCACCGGAAGAACGCTTCCGCGTGCGCAGGCCGCTTTGTGAGGATCTGAAACGTGTGCTGCTCGCAGTACGCCATGACTCCGAACACCGCGGCGAGAAATCGGTAGTAGTCGTAATCGCCGTATGGATAGAACAGGTCGCTCATGCTATCCACGAACACCATGCTCGGCTTCGACCAGTGAAGAGGCATGTTCAACCTGTTCGTGTGAACCGTGAAGCGAAACGGCTCTGCTCTTGGGTACCCGTACCGGCCTTTCAGCCGGTGCGCCATCTTCCTGGCATAGCAGTTGTCGCAACCAGGAGAGATCGGCTTGCAGCCGGTCGTCGGGTTCCAGACCCTATCAGTCCACGGGATCTTTGTCTTCATACCTCTCCACCGCCTTCTGTCTCCGCGCGAGCTGCCTGATCGTGATGACGAGATCCCGGAGGATGCTTGAAAGTGATCTCCTCTCCCCTGGCTACAGCTGCGAGGATCTCTACGACCGTTTCGAGCTTGTTTCCGGATTCGTCGTAGTGCTCCACGCCATCTTGCAACGACTTCGCCGTGGCGAGGATCATGTGAAGCGCCTTACGCTTCACAGGGTCTTGCTCTTTTTTGATATCAGCAGCTACCTTCTTGAAATCGAGCTTCATCTATCTTTCCTTTCAACAGCCTTTGCAATTTTGGCCTCTTTGTCGCTGAGAAGCTTCTCAGTCCAACCCCTGTAGAATCCGTACCTGTATCCAGCCGCCCAGCCGAATACGAACACGCACGACACGATGAACAGGCACAGGAAGCAGATTGCTACAAATTCCATGTGACGAAGCTTCTTCCGTCAGCCTGAAACTCGGTTTGTCGTCGCTGTATTTCGAGCGCCTTCAGAAACCGCTCGTACTTCTTGTGCTCCCTCACCGTGAATCCCCCGAAACAACTCGATCGAACAGCCTCGACACCTGTTCTCTTCCAGCAGCGCCGAAACTGGTACTTACACCTTCTTCCGGCCGTTCGATCCAACTTCCATACTCACGATACCGTCAGGTCGCGATGAAACGTCGGCCTGCCCTCCTTTTTGTAACTGGGCTTCGGTTCTGGAAAAAAGGACCGCTTCGAAGACTCCATCCTTGAAATCCCAATCCCAATCGAAATCGTCCGGAAGAATTCCTGCTTCTCTCAGCAGCACGATCATCTCGTGGAACGTGTTGAACTTGTCTCCGTCCTCGAATGTCAGTTTTATCCTTCCGCTGCTCATGAATCAAGCCTCTCGTCGTATATCTGCCTGAGCTTCTCAACCTGTGCTTCGGTCAGGGAGTAGTTCTTGTCGATTTTCCTTTTCATGTCCTCGACGAAGCTCTGTTCCCATGCGGTGAAGCGCCCGTCGTCCTCCTCGAGAAGTTCGACGAGCGCATCGATCATGTCCTGCTCTTCGGAAGCTACATTTCTGCGATCAGGCAACTTTATTCCCATGAGATGCGCTCCATTGTAACCCGAAATAGTCGAAGGCTATACGAGCTGCCCTTTCCCGTAGATCGGGAACGCTCGACAGAGAAGCTGGCGGCACGAGTGGATCGAAGAACAGCTTCAATCCCTGGTAGATGAACTCTCGTACTGGAGATCCGAATCCACGACCACTTTTCAGCGCCATCATCAGCGCGTATTCGCAGACTTTGGCCGTGGCATCGTTGAGCCTGTCCGCGACATCTGCCCGTGAGTTGTCGTCGCTGAACAGGTGCGATATTCCCCAGATTTCAGCGGAGAAACTGAAATCGACCTTCACCTGTATCGACGCGCCATCCGTTCGCTCGGAAAGTCCCCGAAGCGCCTTCTCGAACGACTCTACGCAGGCTGGAAAGTCATCGAAAGATCGAAGTGAAGACCACAGCTTTCCAGCACCAGTAGCGAGCGTATCGAGCGTGGTGTGGATCTCATCCAGCCGATCGCGGGTTTCCGACAGCGTTTCCTCCATCGCCTCGAAACGGTAGTCGCGAATCAGCTCGCTCACCTCTATCAGTTTCGATCCAACCGTCTTGCCCAGGTCTCGCATCTCCTTGATGCCATCGGGGATCTGCTGCTCCTGCTTCGACAGGATTCCGTCCAGCAGCTCGACGGCATTCAGCTCCGAGGTCAGCTGTCCGGTCTTTTCCTGGATGCGCTGCATCAGCTTGTCGAGCACTTCCTGGTGAAAGACGCGCGGCATCGGCTGCCAATCTCCAGCGTTCTGAAAAGGCCCATCGGCAACACTTGGACACGTCAGCGGTGTCACCGGTGGATCTGGTTGATCCTCGACTCCAGTTACCGTCGCCTTGTCGAGTTCGCGCTGGAACGTCGATTGCCGCTCGGCAGGTATGATTCTCTTCACTTCTCTGACGAGCAATTCAAGTACATTATCTATTCTTCGCAACTCTGACACTGGTTCCTCCTTTATGGATAGACGGCGACCCGAAGCCGCTCAGCGGGGGGGTACCGAGCATGGGGCTTCTGGGTCGCCGGTAGCGACGGTGGGAGTTGAACCCACTACCTCCGGAGTATGAGACCGGTGTGCAACCACCTACACTTCGTCGCAATATTCGACTACTTTACCATGTGTAGTGCGAACCGCCACAGTTACCGGAAACGAACTTCCGATAGGTGACCTTCACCAGCAGTCGTTCTCTGCCGTCTTCCCCCTGAATGGTAATGAATGGCTTTGCCGTCTTTCCGTTCCACAGGACTTCGCCGACAGAGCTGACGAGCTGCATGAGCGAATCGTGAAGCTGCTTGCTCACCGGAACCGACTTCGGGAACAGCACCGTACAGCGGATTTTCTCCTGCGACGGCCAGTTCCTTCGTTCACGAATGGGAAGATCCCCTACCGCCTGCCAGGCGCGCTCCCGGCAAGAATCCAGGTAGAATTTCAGCCGCTCTGCATCGACCGGCGGCAGCGGTAGGGGAAACTCCAGATCTGCCACTACGAATCCGTCGCCGTCTTCTACTGAGGCGTCTCGGCTTCGATCTTCGCCATCGCCTGGTCTGCGACCAGACCGGCGGTGTCCCAGGCCTGCTGGATCTTGTCCTGCAGAACCGGAAGCAGCTTTCCGTTCCTCGTGCGGTACGAACGCTTCTTCAGCATCTCCAGGTAGACCTCGTCGCGGATCTTGTCTTTCGTCAGTTCCGTTGCCATGACCATTTCCTTTCTTTGCCGCCGAGCGTTGAGTGTTTAGAGCCGGCGTACTCGGCGCTATTTCCGGCTTGCGCGACAATCGCGTCTTGTTCGGCCTCGAAAGGTCCTTACCAGGCAACTGTACCTCCGTTCCGACTACTCGGTCAATGTTTGAGCAAATTCTGCTGATATTTCGGTCGCTTGACAACGATCCCTCCAGCGGTGGACTCGACGATCACCCCCATTTCCAGAAGCAACCTCTCCTGCAGCGCCACAAGCGTCATGGCCTCTTGCCAGGATTTTCGATACCAGTTCACGAGATGAAGCGTGAACAGGTTACACCCGAAAAGGAATAGGCCGATCAACACGCAATACAACTCACTCATCTGGAACCACCCGCCCCGTAGTTGTATCCGCATCCATCTTGTCGTCGAAGTGCCTGAGCGTGGCGTCCATCGCTTTCACGCAGTCGCAGACCTCTTTCACAACGATGGTGAACAGCACTCCGTTTATCGAAACTGAGTGCTGCTTGGTAACCTTTCCAGACCCGCCGCACTCGCAGTTATGATCGCCTGTTACGAATAATATCTTCATATCTCGCCCTCAACTTCTTTTTCGTCCTTCGCTTTCACGAAGTCGCTCGATATATCTATCGACTTCTTTCGTCTTCGTAGTCCTGAAGAATCTTCATGACCTCGTGAATCGACAGGCAGATATGGTCGGCGAGCTTGTACATCAACTCTGGCTCGTCAGGCTCTTTCGCCAGAAGAATAATAGATATTTTCTTCGCTCCAGCGCACCATCCAAGCTCCAGATGCGCCGAGCGCCCGCACGGCATCACCAGCACACAGGCATCCGACCACATCATCGCGGAGAAGTCCCTCTCGAAACCTGCTTCTGCGATCGGATGGTCAAGGGCATCCTTGAACTGCTTCGATGTCCATGTCTTCCACTGCGGATCGATCTCGCTCCAGTGAAAACCATGATTCTCTGGTTCCGGGTTTCGGAAGTCGTATACCTCGTGACCGGCTTCTCGAATCCGCTTCACAACCTCTTGCTGGCGCTCATTGCGCCAGGAGGACGCAACGTAAACCCTCATAGGTACCCCGGCCCAAGTATCGACTTGGCGAACTGGCGAATCTCGGCGAGCACGCTCACCACCGTTCCAGAGTACGAAGCCTCTCCGATGTCCAGGTAGACAGTCCACTTCCCGAGATTCGGATGGTTCGGACCGAGCCCTTCTTCGGTTCCGATTTGCAGGCGAATCCTGACGCGGTTCTTGCCGGCGAGCCTGGCGTAGATCCACGCCACGCGCTGCAGCTCTGCAAGCTCCTTCAATTCCAATTCAGTCATTGCTTCCACGTTCGCTCTCCATTTTGCTGATACTTCTGAATAATCGAACAGCTCCTTGAGTTCCTTCTGAACGAATCCGCGGCACCCGCATCCGTGGGCGCTGCATCCTCCGATGTTTGGATCTGGATCGTGAAAGTCATAAGGATGACCGCACTCGCAAAGATCGTCTTTCACAGTCACTCCCTTTCGAGTTGATTTTATACCTGATCCAGTTCGAGCATCCGTGCTCATGAGTCGCTATACCGTTGATGATTGCTGCCTCGCAACGAGAGCACCGGACGAGAACTGCTTCGGCGTCTTCGTCGATGGAGCTGTCATCGAAACCCTGCTCAATTATCTGAATGAGCTTCTCCTCGAGCGTCATGGATTCTCCGTGTTTACTACTATAAGGATTTTCACCTCACGAACCCGAACGAGCTTCGCGATCAGGTACTCCGTGTCGAGATCAGCTTCTGCCCTGTACGCCTCCACGATCGCGCCAGATAGGTACCACTCACCCTTCTTCGGCTTCCGGTAAGATCCAGCGTACACTGCCAGAATCCAGTCTCCTTTCCAGTCTCCGTCGTGCTTCAACCCTAAAGGTTCTAGCTCTGACCGGTTCGGGGTACTCCCAAGCGGAAAAAGCTGCTTATGCTCTCCATTCAGTTTTACTGCATGATGCTCAGTCATTGTCCGAACCACTTTCCCCTCGAATACTTTGGAATCTCGTCTGGATATACGAGCCACAAATGTCTCCAGTTCACTTCATTGACCAGATTCACGCGCGCCGGATAGACCTCGACCATCGTTGCGTCCGGTCCAGCGTACTCGTCCTTGATTCGCTGAAGAACGTCCCAGACCACGCGCATCGACTTCCCGTCTCGCCTGCGTGCAACAAGATGCTCTCCGTCAAATTGAACCGAGTAGATCGATCGCATCAATCTTCTTCCTCCGGTTCGTAGTTCTCCCGCGTATCGTCCCACTCGTTGATAAGCGCCCTTTTCCGATCCGCTTCCTCCTCTTCCTCATCCTCTTCATCGCGTCTCAGGTCAGGCGGCGAGGTACCGCCAAGCACGCACCACCATCCAACCTCTTGAGTCAGCCGGTGCGGGAACACTCCTCCGTTAAGCCGCGACCTCGCCTCCATGTACCGCTTCGCCTCTTCCTCCGTGTCACATGACGCGAAGATAACCTGTGGAGAGCCCGACCCTGGCATCGGCATCAATCCGCACTTCCACGGGCGAAGCATGTTGGCTTCACACTTCCGCATCATCTCTCGGTCTGCCTCGCGCTGCCGTTTCGCTTCGACAAGGAACAAGCGTTGCTCCGACCGCACACAACTCTTGCACTTGTGCGGAGCATATTCTGGAGGAGCAGCGTGGACCTGCCCGAACACGCGCATCTTGGGGTTGCAGGCTGCTCCTGCCACTTCCTCACCGGGAAACCTGCTAGATGGTCGGGAGATAACAAGATGGCATACACCAGTTGAATCTCCCGCACTGTTCATCCCCGCTGCCCATCCGAGAATAGTCATTGTACCTCCATGGACTGCTTGCGTTCCGCCTTGTAAACCAACTCAGCAACCCGGAAGCCGAGCAACACTGCCGCGAGAATCTGCTTCGCCCCGGCGGGTTTGGCTATCACGCCTTCCAAGAACCTTTTGATCTTTGCATCGTCTTCCTCGGCTAATCTGCGGAGCACGTCTCCTGCGGCGCGCACATTGTCCACACCGCCGGACATCTCGACAAATCCGCACACCAGTTCAACCAGCACTCTCGTTGACATGGCCTACCTCCTCAACCGTTTCCTGGCCTCGTTCACCGCCGCCGCGAGCGACGGGCACTCATAGTCGAGCAGGTGCTGGACGGCATCGTGCAACCTGCGGTCCAGCTCCTCGTCCGAGGCGCGGAATCGTGGAACAGATTCCCGATCTCGTATGTACCTTCTTTCTTGTGTCATCCTGTTCGACACCGCATCGTCAAGCTGTCGGCTGATCATGTTTCCTCCAACCAACGGTTCATCGGCCTACTATCTTTGCGACTCCCAAAGCATCCTTAGCCGGTCCAGTTCGTTGATCGCGCCAGGCAGCCGCACGAGCTGGTCTCCCAGCTCGAATCGCTGTTCTGGAGAAAGCTCGTCCCAGATCCGCCGAGCCTGATCTATACCCAACCGAGTCATAACTTGCTCCACCCTATGCACCAGCTACCAGGCGCGTCAGGGTTGTCGTTCACGTTCTCGGAGATCAAGGGATGGCTCGGCTGGAAATCAGTAGTGCAACCGCACTTGACGCACTTCAGCCGCACAAGCGCGAACACTTTGGCCACAGCGGCCCCACACGCGCCACAGCGCACATCTTCCCAACTTGGGTCTGTCATGGCCCACCTCTACGATCATCCACGTCCACTGCCTCGCGCTTGAACCACTCCTCGTCTACAGCTTTGTACTCGGCGATGATGGGGCGCAGCTCCTCCCGCTCTCCCGAACACATGACGACGTGCGGCTTGCCTGGCTCCCAGAGGACACCGAAGCCTTTCGCCGCGAGGTAGTGGGCGACGGCGCACGCTCGCGCCTCCTCGTTGAACCTGAGTGCGGTTCCCATCAATCGGTCTCCTTCTGATCGAGCACGCAGACGTTAGGCGGCTGAGCTAGTGAAGGCGGAACCTGTGCTTCTACCCATCCATCCAGATAATCCGAGAAGTACTCGGCGACCCTCATAGCGCGCCGAAAGATCAACGTGGACAGCTGCTCATTGCCAGCGATGAGCTGCTCGTCGAGCTTGTTCCAGCCGTCCGAGGTCTTCGGCAGCGCTGCCTGGAGGGCGAACGGAGCGATCCGTTCGATCCTCTCGATCCGCCTGGCGAAGGCTGGGTCAACCTTCTTGGCCAGGCAAATCCTGCATACCGCAATCCCTTTCTCGGTCGGTCGGCCGCAGTCTCGGCAGATCATTTACTCCTCCTTCTTGGCAGCCTCTCGGCTGTCCAAACCGTCAAACCAGTCCACGAACCGATCAGCCAGCCAGGTCGCACGCTCGAAAGCGTCTTCTTCCTGGTGGAACTCGAGCATGTGCTTCAGGTCGGACTGGGTTCCGATGGTGCCGGCGAGGATCTGCCCGGCCAGCCGCTCGATCCTGGACTTGCGGGAGCCCATCACGACGCCCTTGAGTACCTTCTCGGCGAGCTGTTCGAGTCCTGTCGATTCACTCGTAGTGCCGCAGGAGTGGCACACGATCAGGTTTCCGCTCTTGATTGCGTACTTCGAACCGCAGCGTCCGCATATCGTCATCCTTCCATCCTCCTTGCAATTATGACGGTCTGTAATTTCGAATTACGACGGTGGCGTTGAACCACTACTGAAACTTTCCTTGAACTTGATTCTTTCCGCAAACCATGTGCAGCTTTTTGCACTCCAGAAAGGTCACGGTTGCTCACCGTATTGGTTTCCGGAGTCCCCTTTCCATTTGGATCTTGTCCCAGGCCACGTTCAGCCGCCTGAGCATGTCCCCGTCGCCTCCCCGGTCTGGGTGGAAGTCGGCGGCCAGCGCCCAGTACACCCGTTTCAGCGCGTCCGTAGACGCCGATCTAAGCAACGAGGCGACCGTCTGATATGTCCCGTCGTCCCGAACGGCTGACGGCCGCTGACGGGCCTCCTGACGCGGTTCCCGGCCGGTTTCAGCCCGGTTTCTCGGGCCGGTCGCCGGTCCCGGCTGGTCACCGACCTGTACATTTGGGAAGTACTTCCTGGTGACGGCCACCAGTTCGTCCAGGCACGAGGGGTCGATCAGCCAGAGCTTCTCCTGCCGATTCCATTGCCGCAGCTTCCAGTCGATCTCGGTCTTCAGGGCGTCGTTGAAGGCCTCCAGGTATGGAGTCTTGCACTTCAGCCACCCGGCATCGGCCCAGATCCTCGGCGTCACGCTCCTACTCGGCATACGGCTCCAGTTTCACATCAGAGTTACAGTCTGGACAGAAAAGTCTATGACCTCTTCGGATTCTACCGAGCATCTGTGGCGTGATGAAGTGCTTCCGGCACCGGCAATAGACGAGGTACTGCTTGCTGATGGTCGGAGCGGGCGTCTGCATCTGGGCTCTCGCGTCGGAGTAACCACATCGCCGCATAAGCTCCTTCCATTCCTCTCCGTGATCGTTGACCTTTTGTTTCCGTCGCCGGCAGAACCGCTCGAAAACGAACAGGTGGCAGGCCTCGTGAATGATGGCCTCTGTCTTCTCCTCGTCATCGAGGTAGTTCCAGAGCTGCGCAGACAGCTCGATCGCGTCTGATGCGAAGGTCGCTCTCCCGACAATGGACGTGAAGCGGTAGTTCCAGGAGACATGGATCTGCTTCGAGAACCTCTGCAAACCGCATTTGTCCCCAGCCCAAGTGAGCAACCCTCGCACCCGTTCGTCCGAAGATAGTTCCCACCCTCCCCTCCCATTCCGGGGATAGAGTGGGGGGGGGAAGGTACAGCGTTCCATTCTTGCCAAAGCTGTCTCCTGAGTCCGTACATCGCAGTTCATGCCACTGTCCATTGTTCATTCCGTAGTTGCCGATCCCCCCCCACTCTATCCCCGGAATGGGCTGGTGGGAGGGTGGGATCGTTGTGGGTCGGGAGCACCGATGGTAGGGTTGAGGGATGGGACCTTTGGTTGGGCTACTCGCAGCCGGAATCCTGCTTCCGCTCCTGTTTCGGAAGCGGAAAGTCATCACCCCTGTCGGCGAGGTGCAGGTCACCATCGCCGAAGAAGCCAAGCGTCAGGGTCTCGATCCCGCCGTCGCCCTGCTGTTCGCAGACCTCGAGACCGGCTTCAAAAACGTCACCGGAGATAAAAACTGGCCGGCGAAGATCAGATCGGATGGCCGAACGAACTGGGAAACCTTCGTTCGAGACAATCCGCGGTACGACGACAACCCCTTCAGGGGAGACGCGGCTCTCTGGCTGTCATACGGACCATTCCAGCTCCTGGCACCGCACCACCTCTACAAGGTGAACCCAGATGCAGACCCGAGAATCCTCACGCAGCTTCCAGTGAACACCAAGATCGGAGTACAGCTCGTCAAGAAGCTGTACGACCAGTACAACGGCGACCTGGCTAAAATGCGTATTGCTTTTGTTTGCGGGGGCCTTTCCTCTTGCCCCGAACGTGCTTCTTCGGTGGTTGCTCGCCTTCGCTCTCGGGCTGAGAAGTACGGTCTTGCTGCGTAGGCTGTAGCTTCTCCCATTTCGCCCCGTCTAGCTTACCGGCTTGTGTAGTACTCTTCATCGCTGAATACCTCTCCCTTTCTGACTCTGTTCCAGTTCACTCCGTTGTACACGCTGGTTCCGAATCCAAAGACGAGTAGACCGATTCTCGCGATCGGATGCAAGCCCTCTCCCTTCCACCCGCCGTACATCATCATCGGGCCGATCACGAAGACATCTGCCAGCCGTACCCCCTGCGCTTTCGAACGACGCCGCTTCATCGCTTTCGGTTTATTTTACCGAATCGCTTGGTGATTACAAGCTGCCTCTCGCGGACGTTCTTTCCACCCTTGTTCACCTTTGCCACGATGTAGCGGCACTTCCAGCCCTTCTTGTTGCAGAAGATCTTCCGCAGGCGAGGGTGGTTGTTGATGATGATGAAGACGTAGCCTTTCATCCCATCGCAGACCTTCTTCAGGTGCTCGGGATCGAAAGCGGTCCCCTTCTTCTTCATGCCCCTGTGCTTCTTGATGCGGGCCTTCGTTCCGCCGTGATAGAAGCTATCGGAGTACTCCAGAAGCCAGGGTGGGTCGAGAAAGTGTACCGTCTTGTCGCCGTCGAACTTTCGCATGGTCGCCGCGAAGTCTCCAAGACGCAGGTACGCCTTGCGAAGCTTCTTCCGGTAGAGCTCGTGCTTACGCAGCCTGTTTCGGAGGAGGATCTTCCCAGCCGTGTTCTGGTCCCCGGTGTAGGTCGCGCGGTCGCCGTGCCAGCTCAAGGCGGACAGGGCGATCTTCCGACACACGCCGTTCTGGTTCTTCAGTACCCGCTTGAACAGGCTTCTGGATTTTCGGACACCTCCCGCACATTTCCTGAGCCCTCCGTTCCTGGTGCTCTTGTACAGGTCCACCAGCCACGGGTCCATGTCGCCGATCACATTCCTCTTTACCAGAGGCTTCCTGAAAAACAGTGCCGCGCCACCGGCGAAAGGCTCCACGTAGGTATCGTGAGGTGGAAGCATCTTCACGAACCGCTTCGCCATGTGACGCTTGCCACCAGGCCACTTGATCAGCGGCTCGAGCGAAAGCTGCTTCTGTGTTCCGCGTGCCATTGCCATCAGTTTACGATTTCTCGGTTTCCAGGTCTACGGTCTTCCCTAACATTTTTGACCAGTCAGGAAGCTGCAGTCGTTTCCGTGGTTTTTCTTCCTTCGATCTGAGAAAGGTCGGTTTTTAGAGATCCCATGAACCGCAATGATTTCTTCACGCCAGGCAATCCCTCGCTCCCTTTTCGGATGCAGCTCTACAGTTGTATGCAAGAAGTCGAAGTCTCCACGAAAGAGCGGACCCCATGTACCAAGTAGCTCTTTGATATTGGGGACCACTAACATCTGAGTGCTCACGTTACCCCTGAGAATGTCCTTCTCGTTCCAAATTACTCTATTCCTGTGGTGTATCCTGAATACCTGGATTTTATATGGATCTTCTTTTATTCCTCTACGAATGGCTTCCATTCCACCTTCGAGGAAGTCGTCGTCATCGTCAATGAAATACAGATGTGACTTGCTCGCAAACTGCATCGCCCAGTTTCTGACCGTGTGTCCGCAGTCTTTACATGGTCCTCGAGAATATTCCAGGTATCTTATACGCGGATCGTCTATCATGTGAGCAAAATACTGCGCTCGTTCACATGGTCCATCTCCACATACCAGAATTTCGTCGTGCTCACCCAGCTGTTCGTGAACCTGTTGAAGTACTTTCTCGAGGTGAGCTTGCCCAATTGTAGGAATGATAACTGTGATGCTGGGAATCGGTTCCGTGAGCTTCAGATCGAAGAACGATCTGTTCTTCCATGGAGTAGTCCCATCGAAAGCCAGACAGCATGACTGCTCCAATGGAAACTTGCTTCCAAGATATGCTTCTACTCCGTATCTGTTCTTATCAATGATCTTCCACTCATGTTGAGCGAACAATTTCCGCAAGCTCACCCACCAGAATGTTCCAGAATAGTGCCATTTTGCATCGGGAGCTTCGTCGATAATGGCTTTGATCCTGAATATTCCTGCGCAAGAATATAACTTTAGAAGTTCTTCAACCTCGCTGATGTATGTCAGATTTTCTCTGTACATGACATTGCGCCAGTTTCTTATCTTCGTCAGCCTAGTGTCGCCTATACCGTAACTCACGCCCTTTGTGTGAGCGTAGAACAAGATTTCGTCTTCACCCGCTGGCGCGAACGTCTCGAGCTGTTCAATGAAGTGCGGCGTTTCTCCGAGAAGCGGATCGTTCTTAACGTGAACGAATTCGACCTGGGTCATCCCACATTTTCTGAACGCTGCTTCTACCATTTCAGGCTTTTGAGCGTTCTCGTCGGAGCGAACTACGATCACCTTCCAGCCATTGAACGCGGCTTTGTACTTGCAAAGCTCCCTCACATTCAGCAGCCAGTCGTCAGTCTTTTTCGCTGCATAGACGCTATACAGAAGATGCCTTATCATGGTGCTGCGCTTTCAGGGATGACCACGGTACAGGTATCGGACAGTACGGACCGACCTTTCTGTGAAGCTCGTTCAAGTCCGATTCAGTAAAAAGAATGTTGCTTCTCGGATTGTAGTCGAACAGCGCTCCGAGATAGGCCTCCACCGCGTGCGAGTGATCGTGAATGAATGTCCAGTCGCACCTGAATAGCTCTGCCAGTCTGACCCACCAGAAGTTGCCAGAGTAATACCAGGAAGACCGAGTCATCGTCTTGTTGATTGGCCGGCATTTGATGAAACTTCCGGCGCATGGATGCTGTTCGAGCCTTTCCTCTACCAGCTCCATGTTATCGAGGCAGGCGTGGTACATGGCATCTCGCCAATCTCGAATGAACGGGAGCTGTGGAGCGGAGGCGTCGTACTTAACGCCCTTGGTGTGCGCGTAGAACAGGATTTCATCTTCGCCCAGGTCGTCGCGCTGGAACCTGCCGAGCAGCTCGATGAAGTGGGCGGTTTCCTGCAGCTTCCGATCATTCTGGACGTGGACGAACTCGACGGGGAACGTGAAAGCTGCTTCCACCGCTTCCGGCGACTCGGTGACTCCATTCTCCGAGCGGACCACTACTATTTTCCGCCCGGTGAAGACGCTCGAGTACTCGCAGAGCTTCTTCACGTTGAGCAGCCACTCTTTCGTGTGAGAGGCTGCGAATACGCTGTAGAGCAGGTGGCGGATCATCGCTTTCTGGCGCGAAGCCTGATGCAGCCTTCCGTTTTCCAGCGAGGAGCGCTGCGTATCTTCGCCATCTTGAGATGCGCCTCTTCGGCCGTGGAAGCGGTTGCGATGGTAGCCCATGTCGGAGACCACCCTCCGCGGATAGCCATGCACCTGCCGGTGAGCATCGGAGCCATCTGGATCTGATACTCGTAGTGCTTGCGCTTCTTCTGGTGCTTCCGCATCCGACCGGCGAGCCGAAGGATTGGAACCGCGTATGTGAGCGCTTCGAACAGCATCAGTTGGCCTGCTTTTTCGCCAACTTCCGAGCGGCCTTCGTCATCAGTTCTTGATACTGCGTGCGAAGATGTGGGTCTTTCATGACCGTCTTCACGAGTTCGCGCTGCAGCTTACCAGGAGTCACCCCTGGGTAGTGCCGGTACACCGTTTCACGCCAGTTCGAGCTGAAACTGCCCATCGCAGGAGCCGGTGCCGGTGGCCGCTTGGTCTTCGAGAACATGGCGACCACGAGCGCGAGTACCGATGCGCTTCCGACGATCCAGTTCCAGGGGATCTGCGCCCTTACTTCGATGTCCTCTCCCTTGATGACGGGACCTGGTTTCGGCGCTGCGATGATGGCTTGGCCTGCGATCATCACTCCAGGTGTCTTGGAAATCTGCTCGGCCAGGTCTTTCGCCAGGCTCAGGTTGGAGTTCCATCTCTGCTGGTCGGTATTGGACCACTTCGCGCTCGAGGCGAGAGTCCGGGCTGAAGATCCCCAGTCCTGGCTGTCGTATTCGTCTCCCCAGGAGATCAAGAGAGCATTCAGGTCCGAAAACAGGTTCTTCGGTATCCGATCGAACGGCTCCATGCGATTCAGAAGGTCTTCTACCTTCTTGAATTCCGCGTCCATCGCGTGGGGATCTGTGATCATGATCGCCATAGTGACCTCTACGATTGTTCCCGGAGCCGCGTTCTGGCTCCTACTCCTCGTTTTGTGCGTTCACGGCAGTACCGCGACCATTGCGCGTCCCCGAAGTTACCGAGAACGAACTTCTTGATGTGCTTGCGCGACTGCTTCGCCAGAAAGAGCGAGCCGCCGAGAAGCGCCAGGCCTGTGAAAAGACCCTTCACCGCCTGCGATTCCTTCGAAGACCGAACAGCCCACTGTCTTCGGTGATCAGGTCAACGAACGGAATCTCGATTCGCTTGAACTCCCGGTATTCCGGCGACTGACTGGATACATAGTGAGAATGCTCAGAGAGTATCGTGTAGAGCATCTTCGCATTTGGCTTGTCGCCGTATCCGACCGCTTTGCTGAAAGGAAGCAAAATTCTGTTCATACGACTGCGGTGTTCGTCCTCGGTACCGTGAAGTCCACTGAGTCTGCGCGTTCTTTGAATCGGAACGTCTCTCTTTCCGAGCTGACGAAGCCTGATGTGCTCTCTGTTTGCCGCTTCCCAGGTCGAATACTCTTTTCCCCCGATGTACCAGGTTGTCTTGTAACCGACAGTCCTCCGCTTTTTCGGCCTGAGCGCTAGCGCTCCAACAAGAACCGCCAGAGCCCCCGCTCCCAGCATCATCGCGTTGCCGAGAGCAGGCGAAGAAACATTCGTCGTGAGAGGACCGTACGGGTCCGGATTGTTCGAGAAGCGCTTCTTCGCCTCGGCATCCGAAATGATCTCCGGTGCGAGCAGGCGGTTGTCCTTGAAGACCATGTACGGAACCTTCGACAGGTCCACTCCCTCGCCGGCGTAGAAGTGCCGACTCTTCATGAACTGCGTCTCGAACGGGACGATCTTGTCTGTGTAGTCGTTGTACAGCGACCAGTCTCCCCTCATCCGGTCGAGCAGCTCCCGCAGCGATGCCCGGTTCGCAAACGCCAGCGATTCCTCTGGCTTGGGGATCGCCTCGAGCATCCAGGTGTAGCAGTTGTAGGTGATGAGCGCCCTGTCGATCGACGTTCTGAGCGCCTCTGGGTCCTGAGTGACAACCTGTCCGAACATGCGATCTCCTATTTTTCGTCCAGTGGGAACTCGAAGTCCTTGGTCTGCTTGACGGCCCACAGGCAGATGATGAACGCCGGAAGCGCCCCGACCTGCTCAGCCGATGGTACCAGACCCAGCGCGCCGGCCGCCAGCGCCCCCAGAATCGTCGTCCAGAACGACATGCACAGGTCGCAGGCCCACGGCTTGCGACCCGTTTTCGCCAGGGTCTTGCCCGGAGGAACCGCCCGAAATAGCGACACCACCGAGGCCGCCGAGAGCCCCAGGAAGACAGCGTATGTCAGAAGTGATACCACAGCGTCATACCTGAACGTACAGCTAGGCAAACGGGTTCAGCTTCTTGGCCTTGCTTTTCGCCAGGGCAACCTTGCCCTGAACCCGGCGAACCTCCTTCGGAAGCGTCTTTGGCATCTGCTTCTTGACGAACGACACGAGCTGCTTGTCGGTGGGAACCTTCGGTAGCTCGCCCTTCACCGCGGCCTTCAGGGCGGCGTCTGTGAACCGTGCTGCGTCCTTTCCAAGCGTCTTCTCGACGAGCTTCTTTCCTTCCTTGCGCAGATACCGCTCGCCAGTCTTCTGCGCCAACCGCTGACCTTCCTTCAGGATGTCCTGTGGGTTGCCGGTAGCCAGGTTCACGAACCTCGCAACATCCTCTCCTCCAGCAGCTCGCAGAGCCCTTCCGGTAAAATCTGCAGCGATGCTCGGGTCGATGCCGAGCTTGGCTATCTCGGCTCCTCCGATCTTCGACAGGGCATCGCCGGCACCACCTCCTCCCAGCAGTGCCGTTCCGGCCGACTTGGCGTCACGCAGAAGGTTCTTCGGGTCTGTGACGCTTCTGGCGATACCGCTCGCGGTCGTCTTCACGGCATCGTCGAACTTCGACAAGCGGAGCTTCCCCTCGGTCAGTCCAAGCTCTTTCAGTCCACCACAGACCGACTTGCTCAGGTCCTGTATTCTGTTGGCGGCTACCGCTCCTGCAGCTCCACCAGCTGGTCCTCCGAACGCGCCTCCCGCAGCTGCTCCTGCAACCTGGGTAGCTGCCTGGCCAACCGCCGAACCGATTAACTTGCAGGGCAAGCCGACAAAAATACTCCCGGCGATCTTCGCAACGGTGTTGATGCCATCCTCGACAAGTCCGATGATGTCGCCCTTGGCAAGACGCTCGAGAGTACTTCCGATGTCTCCGACAACATCGGTGATCGCCCCTCCAACATCGTTGATGACCTTGAGCACACCTTTCGGTCTTTTCGACTTCGCGTATGAGTTCTTAGCGGCTCCAAAGTACGGAGCAGCTACCAGAATCGCACCCTGAGTTTTTCCGACCGCTTTTATCGCTTCTACCAGCTGTGGTTCCCATTCTCCCCTGTTGGGAAGCTCCGGAACCAGCTCGATGAAGCTCTTCGCGTATAGGTACGCGCACTCAGCCTTCATTTCGGGAGAAGCCGCTTCTCCCCATGACTTCTTCATCGTGGATATAGGAAATGGCTCGTCGTTACAGCATCCGATGAACTTGTAGCAGTACTTCCTGTTCCTTGGTTGCGTCACGTTCACGCACCAGTTATGAGAAACGCTCTTGTCGAGTTTCGCTCCAAAGTTCTTGCACGGAGCATTGTGCTCGCCTCCCCACAGCTTCCAGTAGTCGTTTATCGAGTGGACGATGACAGATCTCTTTGCTTCCTGGATTGCCTGTCGCCTCTCTGTTACTCGCTGCTCCAGTTTTTTTCGCTGTTCTGGAGAAAGTTTCTCGAGCCTCTTTGCGGCCTCCTGTGTCTTTTGTTTCAGCCCGGTTTTTACCTTGCTGAAAAATCGGTTTGCCGCGAGGTCGAACAGCGCTTCGTAGGCTCCAAGATCGCTCGAGCTTTTCGCTTCTGGAGTGAACGACCGAAGAATCCGTATTCGACTTTTCACCTCTGCAAGCTCTACGGCTACGTGCTCTCCTTCCCGGAGTCTCCGCTCGAGGTCGGCTTGCTTCACCCGCAAGATGTTGATCTCGTCCGAAGATCCGCTTGCTTCACTCTTGGCTATTTGCTGGCGCCGGATGTCCTTGAGTCGCTCGGTGCTTGAACCGAGCTGCTTGTAGATCTTCGCGAGCGTTGCAGTCGCTGCCGGCTGTCCAGCTACTACCGTGGCGGCGATTTCCTGAGCGAGTACAGCCTGCGCTGCGGCGTTGCGCGCCGCCGCTTCGGCGACCTTGGCGACCTTGGCGTGCTGGATGGCGCTCTTTGCAAGTACTGCAGCCTGGCCGATGGAGAAAGCGTCCCCCCTGGTCTGTAGACGCTTGATGTGCGGAATGAGGCCCTGAAGCTTCCTCTTGGAGTCGTAGAAGCTCTGGGCACGGATATGCGCTTTTCGCGCCAGCTCGACGCTCTTTTCGGCAAGAGCGGTGGCTACCTCCCGCGTCTTTCCTGTTCCGGGTTGCATCGAAGCTTCGACGACTTTCTTCATGTCGTTCTCGGAACTCGAATCTGCTTCTTCGAGTCCAAGAAACGACCACGGAACTCTCAGCAGCGACACGTCTTCCGATGAACCGAGAAGAGCGCTGTCGATTCCGGAAAGATCTCCTCCATATCGAAGAAGATCGCTCAGCGCCGCGTTTCTGCAACAGGAAGACATGAGTCTACCTCGTTCTGCTCGTAGAGTATCGCTTGCAATACCGTTTCTTGCCCTTCTTTCCCCACCGTACGCACTTCCGCCGCTTGGCTGGCTCAAGGCGCATCAAACCGCAGCGCTTGGTGGTGCGACCGATCAGGGCGTCGTAGTCGGTGCTCAGGTTGCTGATCACCGCGTCGTACCTGGACCTGTTGCTCTGCATGGCTTTCAGGTTCTCGTGGGCAACGGCTGCTTCCATGAGAACCGTCTTCAGCGATCGATATGCGGTCCTGCAGTTTCCGGTGCTCTTTCTCTTGGAGAGCGCGCTCTCGGCTTCGTTCATGAGCTGGTAGGCATTCTCGACGTGGTGAAGCAGCTCGCCAGCGTGCTGCTCATCGGTGAGTCCAAGCTCTGACAGTTGCCCGCGATGACGGCGACCGCACATCGCGAGCCCTGCCAGGAGCCCCATTCCCGCAACGAGACCGTTCATCGTCAGCCCTTTCGCTGCTGCTAGAACTTGAATCCGAAGACGACCGCCTCGAGCTCTCCGGAGTTGTGAAGGATGACGAGTTTCTGGTCTCTGTTGAAGAACCAGGGTCCTCCCTCTTGCGGAAGGAGCGCCGCAACTTCCGATTCCAGATTGATCGTATCGTATGAGCGAAGGCACGTTCCAGTCGTGAAGTCCGTCAGCGTGACAATGGCACCAGTCACCGGAACGGAATCGCTCTTGTTCGAGAGGATGACCTTTTCCACGACGAGCGGCCCGTCCAGCACCTGGGCAGGAGAATCACAGACTCCACTGAACAGCAACTTCGACGTGAACCGACCCTTGAGAAGAGGCGACTTGTGTCCGCCGACCGTGACGAAGCAGACCTGATCGAGGCTGATGAAAAGGCTCTGCCCCCTGGGAACGATGATCTGGTCTTGCCCGACGAAAAAGAGCACGTCTCTTCCGGGAGCTGGATCTACGGCCACCTCTCCACACGGAGATCCATCGGCCCAGCTCGCTCCGATCCGCAATTGAACATTGGCTTCGTAGGTATCCGACGTGTTGAAGATAGTTATCTGATCGATCACCATCGGCCCATCGACCAGCTTCGTCTGACCGACAGGAGTGGTGCCAGGAGCGGCCGGTAGGTAAATATTCCTATACATGATCTAATCTCCTTGTTTACTGTTGCTACTGTTCTTTACTCGATCATTCCCGTTGTGAAGCGTTTGTCCAGTTACGGAGCCAGACCGAACACCGCTGCAGCAGCCGGTCCCGTTCCCACTATGACATCCAGAAACAGCTTCTGGCCTGCGTTCAGCGCCAGACCGCAGTCTTCATGACCTGTAATGGAGCCGAAACCAGCTGCGAGAGCGGTCATTTTCTTGATCGTTTTGCTGCTCGCGTAGTCGGCTCCGACTTTGTACTCGAAGTCCATCGGATCAGGACCACTGTTGTAGAGGCTGATAATCCTCACGATGCAGGGACCGGAAGCTATCAGATTTCCGGTTCCCGTGTAGTTGTTTCCACTGATTGCTTTGTATGCCATGATGGTTCTCCTCTACTAGGCAAGTCCGCTTAGCGATGCAGACACGGGTCCGGTTCCCAAAGATAGATCGGCGAACATCTTGTATCCCGCTGGAACCTGCAAACCGTCTTTGGTGAAGTTTTCCGCGCTCACTCCAGCAAGCATGGCAGCGCTCGAAAGCGGAATACTCGTCGCGTGGTCGATACCGAGCCGCAGCACAACAACAGCTTGATCTGGTCCGTTGTTGTGGAAAAAGAAGTCCTTGACGTTGGCGGGACCAGAAACAACTGCATTTCCAGTACCACTCAGATTTCCAGTAAATAGATTCTTGTAACTCATGCGCTCCTCCGTTATCTCGCCCTTCTGCACCTGTTGATGATTGCATTCGCTTTGCGAACGATCTTGTTGTACTTGACGCGCGAAAGTCCTCCGCGACGAAGCATCATGCTGGCTCTGGCCTTGGCGTTGCGAGCGTGAGAGACATCCGGCATCGGGTACTTTCTTTCGCGAGGGAGTCCGAACGCGCTCGATGGAAGCCGATTGCGCCTGGCCCTGGTGAGCTTTCCTCCTATTCTGCAAACGATACCCTCGAACGGATCTGCGCGATAGAGCTTCTTCGACTTGCCGTACCGGCGAGGGCCTTCTGGTGGAGGGTTGTAGGGAGAAAACACACTTCTCGTACCAGGTTTTCTCGGAGGCTGAGCGAGATACGGTGCCCATTCGAGACACCTGAATCCCCACTCGACAGGTACCCGCTTGACAACTGGAGCGTCCGGATCGCCAGACTGAACCTGCTTGTACTTGGTCGCAACCCGAGCCCATTTCAGGCAGCGCCTCGTGACCATTCTTCGCTCAGGCATTTTCGGCTCCGTTTCTCTTCGCCAGTTTCTGAGTTGCCACGGCTGCTACGATCATCGCCAGCGCTCCGATCGTCCAGTTCAAAGCTGCAGATCCAGCAGATTCTTTCGTCTGCACTACCACTTTCGGCTGGACGACGTATCTGATTTTCTCTACGACAGTTGGCTCCTGCTGAATCGGAGTCTGGATTACAGGCTCCTCTGGAATCGGAGGAAGCTCTGGTGTCTCCGGAATCTTGTAGTCGGTGATCGATGGCTTGCTGTTGTATGGATAGATGGTCGATTGCAGAACGGAAAAGCCGAGCAGCTGAAGCGACTGCTTGCCGGTGGACCTGAAGCCACTTCTCAAAGCAGCTGCCAGGTCTTCTGTTACCGCTCCGCTCGTGGGATGTCGAAGGTTCCACTTGATGCCGGTGACTACGGTGTTGTCCAGCGAACCGGCCTGATAGAGCTTCCCACCTTCGGAAAACGGCTTCGAAGCAATGACCGGGCCAACATCTGGATCTTCCACGACGCTGACGCGAACGCTCTTGACCGATGGCATCTGAGATGCCTTGAGCTTCCCACTCAACCAGGGCGTCAGGATGCCGAGAGCTTCCTGCGAAGAGATAGGCCGCGGTCCTGCCAGCAAGATGTATAAGGTGGCGAACTGCTGCGTGTACGACAGTGGAAGCTGCTTGGTCATCCCTTGGCCCTCACGACCGTGAAGTTTCTGAGACGACCCTTTATGTCTGGATCGATCTGCTCTACCGCAGATCGAAGATACTTTCCCACGTTCGACGACGTGATATCTGCCGGCTTCGAATCCTTCGGAGCCACCATGTAGAAGCTCACGCTAATTTTGTAGTTTCCATTATCGGCAACTGAAATCTGAGGCTTTCCAATGAGCCAGGGAGCGCTCGAGCCCAGGTCTTGCGTCATTCTGCGAGTGATGGAACCGGCGAACTTCTCGACCTCTTTGGCCATCCGACTGACCGGCCAGACCCACTTCTCGATGCCTCCGATCTCTACGTCTGTTCCAATAACAAGACGCATCCTGGTGTGGAACTTCGCGTTAAAGACGTTGGCGCACGGCTTTACAGCTGTGTACGGCTTCAGATACTTGATCGCTCCAACGTCGGCGATTTGTGCGAACTCTGGACTGGCGGCGAACAGCGCGCCAAGAAGCTCGCTTCTGTCGTTCCCTTCAACCTCGAAACCAGAACCCGCTCGAGCGAAGGTCGGATGCCCCTTCGGGTAGATGGCATCGATGACGAAGAAGCTCTGGATGTCGTCGCCCTCCCCCAGCTTGAACGTCGGAGGACCAGTCAGGCGCGTCACCGGCTCCACGATCGGTAGGTGCGGTGCGATGTCCCGGAGCTGGTAACCGATCTTGTCCTGAAGCTCCTGCGAGAACTTGCCGGTGCGCTCGAAACGGACGAACAGGAAAGCTGCTTCCTCGGTGTCGGGATCGTAAATCCTCGTCTGGCTCTCATCTGGGCAGGGCGGAAGACCTTGTTTCTGAACGAGCTTCTTTCTACCAGCAAGCGCAGCTAACGCCGCCGCTCCTCCCAGGCCAGCAACAACGAGTATGGCCCTCCTGTCTTTCACCAGCTCTCCTCTTCTTCTTCATTGCAGTCCGATTTACCGTCTAGCTGTCGCAGGGACACTTTTCCATCTGGTAGTACCCGAGAACGTACTTCTCTCCCTTTCTGGTCAGAAGTACCCAGGTGTCGCGTTCCCGTATCCAGTAGACCTGCCTGGTCGATGTGGATTTCGACGGAACGTGCCTTGCTCCGATCTGCCGAAGCCTTTGCATGGCGTGAGCAGGAAGGAGCGTTTCTGTGTAGGTCGGCTTGATCATTACTTTGGACAGTTCGGAATGGTAACCATGTAGTTCTTGCCGTCAGGCATCCTCTTGTTGACGAACCGCACCGTGCAGCCCTTCTCGCGGTAGAACTTTCGAACGAACTTCATCGCTCTTTCCTGATCTTTCGGAGTCATGTACTTGCCGGCAAGACCGCTGAGAGCTTTGCGAACCTGCGGAGGCGACGGCTTCTTGCTCATGAGAGCTATCGCGGCAATAGCCAGAGCTCCGATTCCCAGGCCGAGCCCCATTCCAGGAGTGAAGAAACCGGCCTTGGTTGCAGGAGGAGTCGCATCGGGTTCCGTCTTTGCCGCCTGCTCAGGAGCAAGTACGACCTCTTCACCCTCATCGACAACTTCGGGAGCGTAGGTGGGCTGCTGCGAGACGAACTGCTGCTGTGATGGGATGTATTGATGCTGTTGAGCAGGCTGAGCAGCCTGTGTTTCCGGCTGATACACAGGTTCCATTGGCGCGACTTCTTGCTGTTGCTGCTGCGTTGTCGAAACCGTTTCCTTTGCCTGCTGCTGCGTGGCCTGCTGCTTCGCCTGAGCCTCCTTGGCTCCTTGATCTGCTTTCTGCTTCGCCTTGTCCGCGGCTGCAGCTTCATCCTTCTGCTTTGCAGCTTCCTTTTCCTTCTTTATGGCTTCCTTCGCTGCCAGCTTTGCGTCTTCTATTTTCTTCTTGGCAGCAGCTTCCTTCGCCTTTTTCTTTGCGGCGTTCTTTTCCTTCTTCGCTGCTTCGATGGCCGCGGCTGCTTCCTTGGCTTTCTGCTTTGCCTTTTCCTTTTCCTTCAGCGCTGCCTTTTCCTTGGCCTTTGCCTTCGCGGCTTCTTCCTGCTTCTTTTTTGCAGCTGCCGCTTTCTCTTTTGCCTTCTTCGCAGCCTCTTCGTCAGCTTTCTTTTTCGCAGCTGCCGCGTCCTTGATTCGAGAAGCCTCGAGCTTCGCTTGCAGCTTGTCGATCAGGTCTTCCGGGGCGATCAGAACATTCTTCGCTCCGTTGTAGTACTCCGCTGACGTGAGCTTGAGCCCATGCTTCTTGACCTGATTTTGAAGAGCGTTCCTTGTGGTGTTTCCCCACTTTCCGTCGTTGTTGATTGGCTCTCCGAGTGAGATCAGCAGGTTCTGAACATCGAGTGTCAGATAAGCTTTTCCTGGCTTCTTCGTCTTCGGCTTCGGCTGTGGCGTGGGCTTCGCTGGAGCAGGAGGCGGAACCTCTGTCGGCTGCGTAGGGGTTCGGCCCTCTCTCAGCGCGACGAGAGCGTTGAACAGTCCAGGAATCAGGTCTCCTGGGTCCACGATGACATTCTGTCCCTTGTTGAAGTACTCGATGACCTTCAGCTTCCGGTTGTAGCGTTTCGCGGCGGCGACGAGAACGGATGAGGAGCCCTTGCCCCAGGCTCCGTCCACGCCGATCCTCTTTTCCTTCGGAACTCCTTCCTGCTTCTGGATGGAGTACAGAAGAAACTGCACGTCCTTGGAAACGTAAGCGTTACCGGCATACTTCGAGCTGGGTTTGCTCACCTGCTCAGGAGCGCTTGTCATCGCCGGCCAGGTATCAGGATCGCCAGTTGCAGCAGGCTTTTGTGTCGCCGCAGGTTTCGATTTTGCCGCAGGCTTTGCCGCAGGCTTCGCCGGTTTCGCCGCAGTAGCATCCTGACCAGGAGCTGGTGTCGGAGCGATCAAAACCTGCTTCGTTGCCGGCATCATCGACTCGCGATACAGGTGCAGGTACAGCGCACCCGGATTCAATACCGTTCCAAGAAGATTCAGGAACGCCCTCGAATTCTGGTACGGCAGCTTGTTGTCGCTCGCGAACTTCTTCAGAGCGGATTCGGTAGTCGTTCCGTACTTCTTGTCGGCCTGCTCTGGCTTCAGATACCCGAGCTTCACCAGGAACTGCTGGATGAAGATGGTGTAGACGTAGGCTGGATTCGAGTTCGCCGCCTTGGGGATACCTGCCGACATGGTGCTGATTCCCGCGAGCAGGAATACGGCGCTCATCGGCTCGATCTTTACCTTGCTTCCGGAACGATCGCTGCGGGCATAGTAGACACCGTGCTTGAGGGCGATCCGCTTCAGTTCGTCGCGGCTCGTCGCTCCCCAGACTCCATCAGCTCCTGCAGAACCGAGATTCGCGCCGAGTGCCAGCAGTACCTTCTGAAACTCCTTCGAATCGATCGTGGTGCTGGGAAATGCCATCGTTGCCTCTCAAAAGAAATCCGTGCTGGTGCCTTCTACAGGTAATCCGCTGATCAGTTCTTTTCCGTTCACGAGAAGCTTGTGCCTGTGCTGTGGACCTGATCTCACCGTGTCTGTTACGAACCACTTTCCATTGACATGAACCCTGTGACTGTGCAGCGGTCCTACTGCTTTCGTAGTTGCGAATCGCTGAAGCTTCTGTGTCACGAAGACGTGTCGATGCGTCATGGACTGCAACGCATAGCGTCCTAGTGAAACCAGGATTTGCTTCTTGAGATCCACCTCCTCTACGTGATCAGCAGCGGGGCCGCCAGAGCCGCACCCTCCACCAGACTCATCTTCGGAACCGTTATCCAGATCGCCTTCGGCAGGTCAGGAAAGTTGACGCCACCCTCGAGCTGGCTCTTTCTCACCCAGAGCGCCTGCGGCAGCTTCGGGAAGGACACCTCGCCGAGCTGCTTGCGGTAGCCCTTGCGTCCAGGAATCTGATTGCTTCGAAGCCACATGGCCTTGGGTGTCTTCGGGAAGGACACCTCGCCGAGCTGCTTGCGGTAGCCCTTCCTGCCGGCGATCTGCTTGCTTCGTACCCACATCGCCTGCGGAAGCTGTGGAAAACTCGGTGTCTTCGACTTCACCTTGCGGACGTAGATGGCTTCCGGTGTGTTCGGGAACTTCACGGCACCGGCCTCCAGACCTCGAAGCTGATCGGTTCGCACCCAGACAGGCATCCTGGTTTTCCAGTCGCTTGGAGCCTGTCCGAGTCCGCTGAAACGCTTGGTCTTGGCGCGCTCCACGAGCCGTTCCTTCTTTACCTTCAGCGCCTTCGCGACGCGCATCATCTGCTGATAGGTGACCGGATGCGAGTCGCGGAACTTCTTCTGCTTCTCGGGCGTCCATCCACGATAGCGCTGGAGCTGCCGGAACAGCTTGGTCGTCATGACATCGACGCCCAGGTCTCCGAAGTTGTAGTACTGATCGCTCGGAGGCTGCCCGACAATCTTTTCCTTCGACGCTTCTGCTCGCTGCTTCACGGCTTCGACCAGTTCCTGGTTCTCGACATTTCCGATGTGCATGGCCCTTGCCGAGCCGCCGACCTTGCCGCACACCTTGTTCAGGTACTTCATCGAAGCAGCAGTAGGTGCGATCTCGGAAGAAGCGGCACCGATCATCTCCACACCACCCGCGGAGATCATTCCGCAAACGGAGTTGCGAGGGCTCTTGACGTACTTGTGAACTGCCTGTGCCTGGCGATAGACCTCGCCGGCCACACCTTTCGATCCCTTCTTGAGAGCCTGAGCAGCAGCCTTGAGGCTCTCCTTCGGGATGTTCTGAAGCGTCTTCCAGTTGGTGGCGCTGACGAGCTTCACGGCATTGGTTTCCCCGCTTGCGAGACGAGCGGTCTTCGAGAAAGCGGTCTTGACAGCCTTGCCGATGGCCTTGATCTCTGCCGGCTTGTTGATGAACTCGTATGGAGCGCTCTTGGGCGTGTCGGCTTCGGTATCACCGGCATCTCCGAACCATCCGAGAACGATGCGATCCAGTCCTCGAATCTGAGACGGCGGGAAAAAGTATCCCTGCGCTCCATATGGAAGATCGTCTCTTGCCCAGATGGTCGGATTCACCGACTGGTCACCTTGTACCGAAAACTTCGCTTCGCGGATTGCTCCGAGACCCTGCAGCTGTATTTCGACTTCACCAGGAAAGTCATCGCGATACCAGATAGTCGGATTCACCGACTGGTCGCGGTCTTCCACGGAGAACTTCGCTTCGCGGATTGCCTCGAGACCCACCAGTGACTGAGGGTTACAAGGTATATCGTCTCTTGCCCAGATGGTCGGATTCACCATCTGGTCGCGGTCTTCTACGGAGAACCTCGCTTCGCGGATTGCCTCCAATCCGGTCAAGAAGGCTCCGCTCGGATCGTTCGGCTCTACTTCCTGGCTGAAGTACGGCGATGGAATGGTCGGGGTGGCGTATGCCGATTCCTGTCCGAGTCCCTCGAGCTTGTTGGTGATCGCTGCTGGCATCACGGTTCCGCCGGTCACGCTCAGCGCTGCCGACTCGTTTCGGAACAGCTTTGCGTATGCGTCCTTCATCGCGCGCTGGTCTTCTTCCGAGAGGCCGCTCGTCTGGGCTTTCTTCTGGAGCAGCTCGATGGCTTTCAGGTACCGCTCGCGTCTTCCAGAAAGACGGTTAAGCACGTCGTTCTTCCCTTGATAAGCCCACAGCTCCTTCTGCTTGGTGCGAACCGCCTTGAGATTCTTTGCCGTCTGGACGTGCTTCCCGAGCCCGGTAGACAGCACCTTTGCCGCTTCCTCGTTGCCGCTGGAAATGGCGTTCTTTGTGGCCCTGGTCAGCATTGCCTGGCCATCGGCGTTCTTGGAAAGCAGCGTTGCGGCTCCGTACAGCTTCATGTTCTGCACGGCTCGCCGGCCGACGCCGACAGCACGGCTATTCAGCCGCCTGACCTCGGTGAGCAGGCTGTCCATTTCCCTTGCGGTACTCGCATCGGTATTTCCGGAAATGGCTGTCTCCACGGCCTTCAGCGCCTTCGCCTTGGCTACCCGCTCCAGGCGATCGACGGTGGCCTTGTCCTTCTGGTAACTCTGGACAGCCTGCTTCGCCACGTTCAGTCTGTCCTTTGCGAGCTTGTCGAGCTGGGCCGCTTTCTGGCCGAGCTTGCTCACGACCATCTTCGCCATGTCGGAAGACGGATTGGCGGCAGCGACTCTCATCGCGCCGATCTGCGTCTGAAGCTTGAGATCTCCCGCTGCGCCGACCGTGCCGTTCTCTCCGAACCCCTCGATGCCGGCTCGCAGGAGCTTCACTTGGTCGGGATGGAGCTTCGCCATCTTCTGCTCGATGGCCCTGATTCGCTGGATCGCTTCTGGGTCTTTTGCAGGTATGACCTCGGTGACGGTAGGAAGGATGCTGGGTCCGTAGCTGACAGGATACGGCTGAATGACTGGCATGGGACGAGGACGCCTTGGAGGACGACGCCCACCGCTCGGGCGAGGAGGCCTTTCGAGAACCGTCGAAAGCTTGATAATTTCGTCCTCTGCATCGTTGGCTCCAGAGAGCAGGCTTTCGCTGCTCTGACGCGGAAAGTCGAACAGCGCACTGAGAAGGTCCAGCTCCGAAATCTCGTGCGCGCCCAGGCCGAAATCTTCGAGGAGCATGATTTGATCGCCTAGTGCCATGATTCACCTCACTGGAAGTATCTTCCTTACCCTGTCTCGCTGATGGTAAATTCCCAGGCCGAGTGCTGCTATGGCGGCTCCTCCGAGAAACCACGGCCATGAAGTCTTGTTCTGCAGATTCTCGCGGTGCCGCAGTAAAGGATCGAGCTTGCTCGAGTCGCACTTGGGATCGAGCTGGCACTCAAGAATCTTCCGATTCGTCTCTTCCTGCTGGACGCCTTTCCAGGCATCGAGAATGTCGGCCCCCTTCCACGCAGCGATACCAGCGACTCCTGTTCCGGCCACGGCGAGCCAGATCAAAGGAATGAAGAACCCTTCGAGCGCCGTACCTGCTGGAGCAGCCTTCGCTACCGCGAGCGGACCACTGGTCAAGGCCGAAATCGTGGCCGCGGCATCCATTCCAGCCTTCTTGAGCTTTCGCTCGAAAAGCCCGCGAGTGAGTGGATTGCGAAGCCTCTTCACGAGCATGGTTTGAAGCTTGGAAGCGCTCGTGTACCAGTTCTTGTACGCTTCGACGACCGGAGGAGTGGCCTTGCCTTCTTTCGAAAGCTGGGAAACCTTCAGAGCGTAGATCCTCGCTCGCGGGATGTTGTCCGCTACGGTCTTCGCAAGAACCGTCAGCGTGTCCTTTACCGGGATCGTCAGATCCTTCACAGCCGCTTCGGCTCCCTCGTTCATGTCCTGAACGATGTAATCGGGAGAGAGCGCGGAAGGAGGCTCCATCAGTTTCTCCACGATCTGTGAAGGCTGAACCTCCGTCTTCAGCCCCTCAATGGCGCTGGCGACGTAGATGTTGGCTACCGGGATGCGCAGCTGCTTCCCGAACGCCTTCACGGCATCCACGGTGGCTCTGTTCAGAACGCCAGATGGCATTCCTGTTTCCGGGTTCACGAGTCCGTCTGGACTGGCACCCCAGATGATGAGCCTTTCCTGAAGCTCCTTGGTATCTATGATGAGGCTGGCCATCAGATTATCGTTTCCGTTACCTTGATCTCCGTGGTCTTCAGCGGATCAGAAACAAAGTAAGCGGTAGCGAACAGGTATTCTCCAGGAAGAAGGATCAAATCGACAAATCCAGCGAACTGCGTGGTGAGCTTCGCCGATCCGCTCAACTGGTTCGACAGCTCCAGGTAGATTGGTAGAAAGCCCTGTACCAGCTCGATCCTGACGTAGGTAGGAAGGCCATTCTGTCCCTTGCCGATCGCGATCGGAGCAGGCATACCCTCGATAATGGAGAATGATCGGGAGCTTCCTGCATGGAGTCGAAGCGGCCCGACCTTCGAAGCCAGGTCGAGCCGCATCTCCTCGATCGTGATCCTGTCTGGCGGACGAACGGATTTCTCCAGCACCAGCCGCTGCTTCTGACCTACAAGAGGCGGCGAGTTCGGATCTGCCGGCGTTTGTCCGAAGCCAAACATTAGACCAGCGTTTCCGCTCTGACGATGCTTCCGATGAGGTAGGCGTACAGCTCCACCCTCGGAATCTGACCCACCTGCCCCGGATTGAAGACGCGAGGCGTCACCGTACCAGGACCGTTCGGCCAGGTCTGCTGAATCGCCACCCGGTCTGTGAACCAGTTGACGGCGATGTCAGCCCCCTCGAAGAACGTGATCGGCGTCCGGAACTTGATCCCCTCGGTGGAACCAAGGGCGTTGACGAACATATTCATCGCCAGAGGCAGCTTGAAAACAGCCTTCTGCCGGCCTTCGTTCAGCACGTTGAACCCGAGAAACGGCAGGAACTCCGGCATCGTCCAGACACGAGCACCGGAGACATCATCCGGCATCTGCGGAGGCAACGGGCACCCTGCCTTGATCTGCTCGCAGGCGAACATATAGCCGGGGGTTACGCGGATCGATGGAGACTGGTAGCTGACCGATCCGTCTGTATTGATCCACGCGAGGTACGTGAGAACTTCCGGCTGCGCGTCTTCCGGCTTCAGCCGTCGAAGCTGCTTCAGGTACATCTCGAGATCGTTGATCTCTCCGAAACCTGCTCCTTGTGTCATGGGCCTGACCTCCGATGAGAGTTGGAAGAGGAGCCAATGCCCGCCTGCGGATAGCTACCACAGGCGGGCATCGACAAGCTTTGACTACTTGTTGACCGCTACCTTCAGCAGACCGTGAAGCCAGCACTTGACCGGGATGAAAAGCGCCTTCTCGAAGTTCGGCATCCCTACCGACTCCGGATTCGTACGCGTCCAGTCGGCCCACGCCCTGGAGTAGAACGTGAGGTAGCCGATGATCTCATGCTTCTCCGTGAGCGTCTGCGAGCGCAGAAGCTTCGGCACGGCCGCCTGCGACGGCACTCCGATGTTGGCGAAGAACGACGCGCCGAGACCGAGTGGATCTGGATAGATGCCCGGTCCGGTCAGACCGTACCCGCATCCGAACTTGATGATCGGACCCTCGGTCAGCAGCAGGTTGTTCACGTTGATGCGCAGATGGCCGTTGAAGACGACCTGCGCCATGTCGTAGTTGGACACGGGATACGATCCCATCATCTGCTCGACGGAAGCGCCGATGCGATCGACCACCATCTCCTCGCCCATGCTCAGGCGCACGGGCTGGGTGAAGTTGGTATCGATCGGCAGCTTCCGCTCGATGTCACGGAAGAAGACGTACTGCTTGCCCGCCGTGATCGCCTCGAACCGCTCGCCATAGATCACGATGGTATCGTACTTGTCGTCTTCCCTGTACTCGGAGATGTTCAGAATGCTGCCGGAAGCAGTATCCAGGAACCGACCGGGCTGTCCTTTGATTGGTTTGAGTGCCATGATGTTTTCCTCTCTCCTTTTTTACCTGTTCAAGGCTATTCGGAGTTTATTGATTTAGCTCCGAGTTGTCGTGATTACTTGCTTGCGGCGGTCTTGATGAGGCCGTGCAGGAAAGCAGTGACGGTCATGCCCGGCTCGGTAACGAGCTGGATCGGCGTGATCGAGGCGAGTGAGACGTTGGGCTCCGATAGAATCCAGTCGCGGTTCTGGAAGATCAGGTAGCCGACCATCTCGTGCTTGCTGGTGAGCGTCTGGGTCTTGACGAGCTTCGCCGCCGCTGCGGTCGAGGGCACGCCCACGCCGAAGTTCGGGGTGCTCGGCGAGTAGCCGCCGACGCCGTATCCGCTCGGGAACTTGAACGCCGGCCCTTCGATGAGCAGCAGCGCGTTCACGTCCACGCGGAAGAACGAGCTTTCGATGACGCGCAGGAAGTCTACTCCGGTGGAATCGACCTCGTGTCCGCTGATGACGTGACGGGGGTACAGGCCCACTCGATCCACGACCATCTCCTCGCCCATCGACAGGCGAGAGGGCTGCGTGAAGTTGCAGTCCACAGGACGCTTCTGCGCGATGTCCCGGAAGAAGATGTACTGCGAACCGAACTCGATCGCGACCTCGCTCGAGATGAAGATCGAATCGTACTTGTCGTCTTCGCGGTACTCGGCGATGTTGAGAACCTGACCGCTTCCGGTGTCCAGAAAGCGACCCGGCTGTCCCTTGATTGGTTTGAGTGCCATTTCGTATCTCCTGAGCTGCCGTAGCAGCAGTATTTTTGCCTTCGTGCTTACCGGCCTTGAACCATTCGCGGCCGGGGGAAAATCATAGAGAACCAGTCGGCATCCTGGTTTGCGTGAACTCGAAAGAGAGGACTTTCGGACTACAGGTCAGGAATACCTATCAGCGCCGACTGGTTCTCCGTATTGCGCCGACGCCTAGAAGAGGCTGGTCAGCTCGTAGGGCGGGACCGTCCTGATCTCCGCTTCACCCATGCCGAAGAGGTCTTCGTCCGCACCCTGTCCCAGGCCGGTCAGAAGGGTCTCCTCGTCCACGACCGCATCGCCGAGTCCCAGCAGATCTTCCTCGGTGATGTCGCCTTCCTCCAGCGACACCTTCTGGTTGATCATCTGGCCGACCAGCGTTGCCAGTCCCTGTCCCACCAATCCTGCCGACAGACCGGCCGCAGCGGGGCGGCTGAAGTCGTACAGGAGGTACCCGCCGATCAGTCCGGCGGCGATGGACGCAGCGGCCCTCCAGGTGGGAGTGGTCAGGAACGGGATCTTCTTGAGACCCCAGCTGCCCAGCAGCATTCCTGCCCCGGCCGACCCGGCGGCGACCACAGCGTCAGCACTGAGAGGAAACGTGATCGGCGGAAAATCCAGACCGTCCCACATCTCCTCGAGATCCATGTCCTCGATCGGAGGATATTCGATGCTCTTTCCCATTGTCATTCCTCTCTTTCTCTGTCCGATTGATACTGAAAGTTGCTTCTCTCTGCACAGTTCCCTGAACGACTTTCGAGCGGAACCGAGAGGTCCATACGCCCAGCATTGGCAGTCACCCGCCATGTTGGAGCGTACAGCGATGCACTCTCTTGACCCGTCGAACGTCATCGAGATCTACCTGGTCCTGCGCTTTGCGGTCCGACGCTTCCGACGCAGCCCGAAGAGGCCAGCCATCGTGACGCCTCCCGAGCGGCTCTTGGCGTAGGACTTGCAGTAACGCTTGCCCTTCTTGTTGATGCCGAAGCTGACGCACCGGCGCTTCTTGCCCTTGAGCGGGGAGGCCTTGCGCTTGCCCCTGGTTCCCGAGTACTTGCGGCAGATCTTTTTGCCGGCGCTGCTGCGGCCCCACCGGAGGCACGAGCGCTTGCGCGTCTTCACGCTCTTGCGCTTCAATGCTGCCCGTGCGGAGATGCTCCTCCACTTCCGGCAGACCTTGCGGCCTCCGCTCTTGCCGTACTTCGCGCAGACCTTCTGAGCCCGCTTCTTGGTGGTGCTGCGCTCGTAGAACTTGCGCTTGATGCCCGCCTTGCGGCGTCCGCTCGGACTACCTTCACCGGCTGCGAACTTCGCGCAGACCTTTCTGCCTCCCTTACCGGTCTTGTACCTCACGCAACGACGGAGGCGGCCTTCCAGGGAGCCCATATCGGTATCCGTGGCCATCTTCGTTCTCCTTTGTAGATTCCTCTCTTTCAGCTCACGGAGGCCCCATGCCCCCGCAGCGCTAGACCTTGCGGTACTTCCGACAGACCTTGCGTCCGTCCTTGGTACGCCCCCACTTGATGCAGATCCGCTTCCGACGGGTTCGGCGAGCTGCGAACTGCAAGCAGACTTTCTTGCCGCTCCTTCGACCGAACTTGATGCAGATGCGCTTCTTCGTCCTTCGCTTCTTCGTTGCCATGACTTCTCCTATGGTACGTCGTAGTCCTTGACCTTCTTCAACATGCTCCTCGGTGGATGCCATCCTGGCGCTTTGTCCATGCTGGCGTCAAGAGAGTACCAGGTGTTCGGACCTCGCGGAGGTAGCCCCACCAGAAGGAAGATGTGGTTGTAGTCGGACGAGTCTCGCGTCTGCACGATGCGAACCTTGATCGGGTACCCTATAGACTGTAGCGCCGACCCGAGCGTGATGGAATAGTCGTCGCAGTCCCCGCCACCGAACTCCAGGGTGCGCTTCGGAGACTGGAAGGTATCGATCTGATGAATGTCCCTCACGTACCGGACATTCTGGCGGATCGCCTCGAAGACTTGTCGCACCTCTCCCCACCAGTCGCGCTCTGGCACACACCATCCTCGACCGCACTTCTGACTGACGGCCTTGACGGCAAAGGCCCGCACTCGCGGGTCTTTCCTCCCTTTCTGGATGGTATTGATGACGTGCCTGACCCGGCTGTCGATGTTGCCGACGCTGCGGATCGTGGCCTTGTAGCCCCCCTGTCCGTTCGGCTTCGAAATCTCCTGAACCGTGGGTAAATCAGGGAGATTCTTCGAGAATCCGAGGTCTATCGAAGATCCAAGCGCCTTCCTGAGCTCCGAGAACCCAGCAATCAGAGAGCCCAGGCCTACAACAAGGTGAGGTACGTTCACAATTCAAGAACGTACTTCACCAAAATTGTAATTTCAAGAGCTTTGGAGATAACTCTCCGCGGCAAGCGATTTTGAAGTCAATTCGCCCCTTTGCCGATCAGGTCGCTGCAGGTCCCAGGTCTACCTCTCCGTCTTCCTCTTCGTCGTCCAGCTCGACGCCGGCTGCTGCTGCCATCGCGTCGTCAGCCTCGGTCTGGACAGCGTGCATCCTCTGGTCGGCTTTCAGTTGAGCCGCTTCTGCTTCTGCCTGCTTCTGTTCCTCTTCGGTAGCAGCTTCAGCTTGTGCCTGCTGTTCGATGTCTTCCCCAACGACCTGAAGCGCCTTTGCGAGTCCGGTCTCTTTCACGATCGTCTCGTAGTTGTCGATGAAGATCTTCCTCGTCACCGCAACTACTTCCGGTGCGAGAAGCTTCTTCTTGGCGAATGTGTGAAGGAATACCTCGCAGAACCTGATTGCCCGCTGCTTGTTTCCCTCCGCAGCCGCCATCATCATTTCCTCGATGTACGCGGACCACTCCTCCGACTTCTCGCGAAGGTGCATCAGGCCTTTCAAGAACGCCATGACGAGCCTGGTCTGCTCGTTCTTCTTGTATGCGGCGTTCATCTCGACGATGAACTTTCGGAACGTGAGTGGAATCGGCGGAATCTTGGAACGCTGATCCTGTTCCGTTTCCCGCTGCTCCTGCTGTGGTTTCTGGAACGCTCGAGCTTGCGCGTGCGGGTCGAACTGCGGGTGCTGCTGAACAGGCTGCTGAACCGGCCGCTGAACCGTGACCCGTTGCTGTGCTCTCGAAGCCTGCTGGTACGAGTCCATTTCCATCTGCTTCATCTTGATGTCGCGCACGACTCCGGTGACCATCTCGGCAAGGCCGGCGAGCAGTGACGGACCCTCGCTTCCGCCGCCTCGAATCTCGTCGAGCTTCATCAGGCCTTCGAGGTAGTCGTTGAACGTGGAAACGCCTTCCTTCGGTGGAGCCGCCATGTCGCGAAGCGTCGGGATCAACTCCACCAGGTCCTTGGCGGTGAGCGAGTTCTTGTCCTGCTTCAAGATCAACGGAAGCAGGGTCGTCATCAGCGTTTCCAGCATCGAGTTCTGCTGCTGCTGTGGCTGCGAAGCTCGCGAGGCTTCCATGACAACCTTCAGCAGATCGACGACGTTCGAACCGCCAGATTGCTCTGGCGGCGGTGGTGGCAGGAAGGGGATCGGAGGAGGAGGCAACGGCTGCTGCTCCATCCGTTCGAGCTTTGCCAGAAGCATCTGTGTGATTGGATCTGGTCCGGTCGGCTTCTGCTGCTGCTGCATCATCATCATCATCATCATCATCGGCAGCATGGAGCCTCCTTCTCCCTTTTCTCCACCCTTCGGAATGAAATCTTTGAACATCGAGAACATGCCGGTCATTGCTGCGAGATTGTTTCCGGCATTCTTCTCGGCCTGCTGCTGCATCTCCTGCTGGACCCGGAGCATTTCCGCGATGGTCGGAGTCTGGCTTTGATGATGCTGCTGGGTAATCGGAGCCGGTATCGGAACCAGGCCGTGCCTTTTTACCTTGTTGTTCGAGTCGCGCACTTCCACGATGTAGTCTCCTGCTCCCCAGGTCGGAACGACGTGCTCGCTGATGAACATTTCGATGCCCTGCGAGCGGTTCAGATCTGCCTGGCTGTAGTTTCCAACGTATCCCCTGTGACCCTTCGAATCGATTTTGTACACGATCATCCTGTCCGAAGACGGAATGAGGTTCTTGAACACGTCTCCCGCTGCTGCTGTTGATCGACCCTTTCCCTTTCCTGAAGCTTCTGCTGGCATGGTTTCCTCTTCTGCTGGTGGTTGAAGTCCCTCGAGTAGCTCTATTTCGTTTCCTGACGACTCGTCCTGCGTGAAGTCGAACAGGTCTTCGGGAGAGGATAGACCAGTAGATACTGGCGTAAGCTCTCGCCTCTCCTTGTTGCTTCCGGATTCCTTGCCCGAGATCGATCCCGCGAGCGCCGCCGGATCGAAGTCGTCGAAACCTACTTCCTGGTTCTCGTCTGTCATGGCTCTACCTTTCTATTACGTCGCCAAGCTCATTCAGAACGTCTTTTGATGAGGAAGCGATGTAATACTTCATTGTTGTTTCAGTACTCTCGTGTCCAGCGATCAAAGCTATCGTCTGTATACTCATTCCTCTTCGATACAGGTGAGTGAAGCAGGTTTTCCTGAGAATGTGTGGCGTCAGGTCTTCCGAAAGCTTTATTCGCTGCCGAATGTTCCGCAGATGAGCCTGCAAGGTGCTCGGAGACAGCGAATCGAGAAACCTCTTCGCGTTGTTCTTGCCTGGAAAGAGCCACTTCGATTTGCGCTGGTTCGCTCGCCAGCCCTGCAGGTACCTGACGAGGATCTCGGAAGCCTGTGGAAGCAACGGCGCCTTTCTGATCTTCCCTCCCTTTCCCTTGACCTCGATGAGCGTCCAGCGCTTTCCGTGCTTGTCTTCCTCGCTGGAGATCCTGTTCAGCTCCACGCGACAGAGCTCGGTCACGCGCAGACCGCAGTAAGGGACGATCAGCAAGGCGGTCCTGGATGGTTCCTTGAGCTTCAGCACCTCCCGGAAGTACTGCTCGAGCTGATCGGCGGTCAGAATGAACGGAGTCTTTGCCTCGACCTTCGGAACCTTCGGCTGGTCAAATACCGGACATCCGTTCTTCTCGTGCTTCCGACACCAGTCGGTGTAATTTCGCACACCGGAAAGCGTCAGCTTGATCGTGGCCGGGCTCAGCTTGCGCTTCGACATCCAGACCACGAAGTCATCGAGAAGTCCGGAGGGAGCTTCTGACAGCAGAATCTTCGAATCGTCGAGAAACTCCTCGAATCGACGTACCGCGGCTACATAGGTGTACGAAGTTTGAGCACTTCGAATGGCCGAAATGTAGTCGAAGTATCGATCTACCCGGATTTTCGAGGATTCCTTCCTCGCAAACCTTCCCCGCTCGTCTTTCTGGACCTGATGGCTCATCCCGGCTTACCGAAAGCCAGGATAACCACCTTTCCAGAACCTTGCAACCGTCATAATTGGCTTTTCTGACAATTCTTCCGTCATAATCTGCGATTTATGAACAATGCTTCCGGCTCGAGCCTCCCAGCGGCCCCTATTGGCCCAGAAACGAAATTACGAGAGAGAAACTCTCGCGCCGACTCTCGTTCAGGGGCAGAAATTGCCGCTTTGCCTACTCGTCGCCGCATCCTGGGCCGGAAAAACTGTTTCCGCCCCAGAAACACTGTCCGCTGAGCGAGGGACCGGTCGGTGGACCTATCGGAGGCAGCATCTGACCAGCGAACACCTGCTCCCGCTCTACGGGCTGGACCGATCTGGGCATCCCGAAGTCTTGAAGTGGCTCGGTTGATACTATCTTGGCTGGACACGCGAACCGACCAGGCAGCTTTCGAGCCGAACCGAAGATGTTGCTGTTGATCTTCTTCGGGGCACGCTCCTGACTTCGGGCTTCTGCTCCAGGTCTGGCGAGACAGCTCGAGACATTCTCCAGCTGTCGCTCCTCCTGCTTCGTTCTCGGGTACGCCTGCTTCCCGCTTCGGAAGCTGAACAGCAGCATTGGCCTGCGCCGGCCGCAAATCCAGTATGCATCCACGTTCGAGCCCGTCCGCTCGGACAGATTCTGGGCGTAGGGACGAAGCTGCTTGAGCTTGGACTCCTCGTATGGTCCAGCAATGTCTCCCCCTCGCTTGGTTCCTGGAGTGTTCCTGAGATATATCGGCATCACCATTCCTCCGGTAGGCCTTCGACCGTGACATCGAAGTCGTAGTCCTGTTTATAGGGCTCAATATACAGCTTCCGAACCCAGAATTCTATAGTGTCCTTGACACGGTACGGAATCAAGTTCCCATCCTGATCGTACTGGTATTCCAGCGTTCCTCTTTTCAGCTGATATCTCTCCGCAGCATCCTTTCGGTATACCACCCTGATGAAACCCTGGTGCATTTTGCTCGTGTCGAGCCAGACAATCATGCTCAGGATAGATGCTGCGATCGCATTCTCTCGCGAGTTGTAGGCGCTGATCGACCTGCAAGACAGAAGTCGCTCGAGAATCAGTCGCTGGTACGCTGATGTCAGGTACTTCACGTACTCATCGCGCTGTCTCCACAACTCCGGATTGGTTTCCATGTCAACCTTGGCCGGATCGTTCTGCTCGTAGAGCTTGAAGTACTGCGTCTCGATGAAATCGATCTTTTCCAGAGATGGTCTTGAAGAATATATCTGGAGTACCTCTCCAGCCTGTTTCACGGTCAGCGCTTTCGGAGGCGCTTTTTCACAGGTATACGAGATCCACTCACCACCGGCATCGAAGCCACCAGCAGCTGCACGCTCGAACGACTTCTCCACGAGCGTCTTGGTAATCTGCCAGGTCTCTGCTCCAAGCTCTGTCGTCCGTGGAAAGGCTATCCCAAGCGATCGACGGTTCTGAAAGGCGTACTTCTCCGGATGCCTGGCGGCGTCGATGATGTACGGTATGCACCCTTCCCAGATCCACGGTTTGTAGTACAACGAACTGGTACGAAGTGGGTCTTTCCTCGGATTCGGAGAGCCCATCTGTAGAAGCTTGTGCATCGGGCAAAGCCACACTCGATGCTTCATGTTCAGAGATCCGTAAATCTCCGAGAAGGTCCGAGAGTGCCTGGGCTCCATCTCGCTCACGTTCCTGACCCTGCACATGACTCCGGTGTTGTAAGGCCAGGTGAGATTGGGCGGTAGCCTGATGCCGACCTCGACCATTCCACCCCTGGCCGCTTCCTCGGCGACATCGCTCTCATGCTCAGGCACGGCGATCTGCTCCCGCTCCCGCCGTGGAATCTTCAGGCAGAAGGTGGTCGGGCTCTCCTCGCCTCTCAGTGACCCGCTGCCGATGATCCGGTACTGAAGCGACAGGTATCCTTCCGGTGGAGAGGCCACCGGATGCAGCACCACGGGTATCAGTTCGCTTCCTGCACGCACCCAGATCTGCTCTAATGCCACTTTCGTACACCTCCGCGCTGTGTCGAGAACGACTATTCAGGAAAGGACGGCGGATTATTACACAAATCCACGATCGTTACAGTGACCGCATATCGGGGGGGGGAGGGGGTGGGGTAATTATTACAGACTCTAGTAAAATAAGATATTTCAAATTTGAAATGTCTCATAATTAGTGTGTGTGTATGTATACATTACCCCCCCCCCGATATGCGGTCACTGTAACCGATTCACCGTAGCTGTAATCACCACCGGGCTTCACTGTTCCTGCTTACAAGGTTGTATAATTATCCGGAGAATCTTACCATAGTCGGAAGAAAGGAGCTTCTATGGCCGCGCACGACAGCATTCTCCCTGGAGAAGAAAAACCGAAAACCATCAGGATCGATTCTACCGGGGGAAGTCTTTCGTGGAAGGGCTGGGGGTACTTCATTGGTTCCATACTCACCGTGGTTCTCGGGGGAGGCACGATTGCCGGTGTGCAGCTCGTCACCAAGGAAGACCTGCAGGCGAGCGAGCAGATACAGAGCGCCAAGGTCGCCCAGGTCGAAGAGAACGTGAAGCGCGACATCGGGTCGATCAACGCGAAGATCGGCGACCTCGACACCAAGGTCGTCAAGGTCCAGAGCTATCAGATCAAGCAGGACGCCAGGCAAGAGGCCAGGCGTCTCACGGAAACCATCAAAGATCGCGACGAACGCGAGGAGGAGTACGACCGGCTACGAGAGCTGAATGTCAAGCGACTCGAGGAAGGAAAAGATCCATGCGCTACGTTGCAGTGTTCAAACTGACACTTCTTCTGTTCCTGTTCCTGAACGGCTGTGGTCAGTCGAGCTTGCAAAACGCCAAGTCCACTGTCATCGCTGTCGGCATGGCGTGGATGGAGGTCGATGACCAGTTCGCCGATGCCTATGAGAAGGCTCGTGTGAATGCCCGAGAGACGAGCAGCACCTGGGAGGAGCGCGACGAGAAGATCGCATCCTGGGAGGAAGCGAGAAAGATGGTTGCCGCGACCGGCTTCGCGATCAAGTCGGCAGCGCTTGCGATCTCCATCGCCGAGGAGCGTGAGCTTGGCGGCTGGCAGAACATGACGGAGAAAGCTCTTGAAGCTGTTGCGTCCGCGTTCGACGCACTGGAGAAGCTCGATTTGAAGATACCAGCGAAAGCGAGAAAGGCGCTCGAAACGGGTAGGATGCTCCTGGAAGGAGGTTGACGTGCCTGTTGAGTTTATCTATCGAGGACATCACGTCCTCGTCTGGCTCCCGAAGAATCCTCTCAATGGAAGGTACACCATAAGGGTCGGAACTCTCGTGAAGGCTTCTCCTCTGGTGAAACAGGTTCAGGGAACAAAGAGGATTCGAGTCTTTTGGGACAAGAACTATGGAGAGCGCTTCAACAAGCTTTTGAAAGGCGCTCTGAATCAGTTTTTCAAAGAAATATCATAACAATAGAACTGTAAACAGGAGGCAACAATGTATAGAAATCTCTTTCACGGAGCTCTTCCAATCGGAACCACCGAGGTCGCCAATGGACCGGTGGAAATCACGGAACTTCATCTCTGCAATCCCGACGACGATACGGACAGTGAAGTAACCATCAGCATCGGCCCGACGCTTGCAGGGGCTGCGCTGGTAGGCACTGTTACCATCGGTTTTGGCAACGTCATCACCGTAGGGATAGAGCAGTCTCCCCTGAAGATCAAATCCGGACACAAGCTGTTCGTCACCGTCGCAGACCAGGCCATCTACTGCATCGCTGGTGGGTATGCTCTCGGCTGCCTCGGAGCCGTGCCTGGCGCAAACCTGCTCACGCTCAAGCGGGCTGCTGGTCCGGTAGATCTCAGTGGAGTGAGAGTCACCGCTGCCATCATCGGCGCGACGAACGGCAACATCATCAATTTCAAGATATCGATGATCGACCTGGAAACAATTGATCTCAAGACTTCGGCTCTCATAGCAAACGGCACCTCCTCTCCGTGGAACGCTTCTCTTACTGACGGCGTGATCTACGTCGAGAAACACCAGAAGCTGCGCTTTCAGGCGGCTTCCGGCGACATGGATCTGATCGTCTTCGGCTCCAGGCTGTAGGCGTTCAGATGAAGCGTTGCGGTAACCGCAACCTCTGGTTTCTGAAAGGCGGCAAGGCCGCCGGGATGAAACCGAGCGACTTCAACCAGGACGAGCTTCGGCGCGGCACCAAGCACGAGCTGGAGCACACCGGCGACAGGTGCGTCGCCATGCGAATTGCGATGGATCACCTGGCAGAGGACCCGCGATACTACCGCAAGCTCGAGAGGGCAGGACTGTGACCCAGCTCGTACTCACCATCATCAAGCTCGTCGTGGAGCTGATCGACAAAGCCTGCAGCGGCGACAACGAGGCGCTCAGGAAGCTCTACGACCTGGCACCAGAGGACATGAAGACGGAGATCGTTGCCAAGGTGCAGGACGAGCGCGACCTGAAGAAGTTCGGATCGCGAACAGAATAACTGGCTGTAGCGCAGTCTGGTAGCGTGCCTGCTTTGGGAGCAGGATGTCGCAGGTTCGAATCCTGCCAGCCAGACCAAGTAAGAAATGATTCTTTACCATTACACGCGGTCACGGTACCTTCCGAGCATTCAGAAAATCGGACTCGTTCCAGGTCATAGCTTGAGCCCGTACATTCCGGTCATCAGAGATACCAAATACGTGTGGCTGGATAAAAAGCTCTATGTACAAAAGAAAAAAGGCAACGCTGTCCTGGCTATCAACACGGACATGCTCGACCAGAACAAATTAGAGCCTGTTTATTATTCAGAAGACTGGCTCAAGCACAGAGGCGTCATCCATCCAGAAGCCATCTCTGTCGTCTACGCAATACCAGAATAAAAAGCCCCGCACGGAGGAACCAGGCACCGTGCGGGGCAAGAGCCGACAGATATTCAGGCGAGATGCAAGTCTTACGCTACCACCTCGCCTTTACAGTGTCAACGTACCTATTCGGCATCCTTTAGCCATTCTGAAATCTCCGACACCTCCATGTGAGGCATCCTGAAGCGCAGCTCCGATTCGTCGCTGCGAAGTTCCTTCACCCAGGTCTTCCACAGCTCTCCGTTCAACTTGACCGGGCGGTATCCTCCCATGCCGCCATCTGGAGAGCCGAATCCATCGAAGAAGCGAACTCGAGGGTTCTTCGTCGTGTGCGCGACGGTTTCGTGAGCCATCACTCGGCAGAAAGGAGCGTCTCCGTCAGCGGAGATCTCCCGACACAAGGCGTCCCGGAGCAGGTCGGCGAACGAGTTGTCTCCGGTTCCAGGGGATGTTTTGCTCGACTTCACGTCACCGCCGGTGCTGCAGCAGTACAGCGCGATCACCGGAAAGCTGTGCTGGAAGAGGGCATAGACAGCCCTGGCCAGCTGCTCGACGTTTCGGTTGTTGAAGCCGAGCTGGATGCCCGACTTCCATCCGTGGCAGAAGAACGCCACTCCATCGTATGGTCCGTCGTCTGCCATGGAGATCGCATCGAGAACACCAGAAGCCAGCTTGTCGAACGGCCTTCTGTTGTCGAGCGTCACGATTGAGCTTTTCAGGTCGCAGACCGTCTTCATGTACCGCCGCGCTTCCGGTTCGAAGGCTCCGGTAACGTCCTTCTTTCCCGGCGTGTTGAAACCGGGAACGAATACGAGCATACGTTTCCTGTTCATTGTCTTTTTGTCCATCTGACTTTCCTCCTTCATTCACCAAGGTCGGGATCGTTTGGATCTGTCCCTTCCTTGATGTTGTTGTCTCCGAAGCCATACCGGCCCTCGAGAAACCTGTTCACGCGTGAGGTATCTACCTGCGTCGTTCCGCACTCGGAGCACCTGACATCGTGCCTCGGATTCGGCGCTGGTGTGAAGGCGTAGACGTGACCCACAAACCCGCAGAGCCTGCACTCGAGCTTCACCTCGTGAGGTATCTCGTGCGCCACGTTGCCGTCGCAGAACAGACCTACAAGCGAGCTACCCTTCTTTCTCGATTTTCTCTTCGACACGGACGAACTCCTTTTCGTACATGATGTCCATGAGCATCCTGTCGCGATCCATGTTGTCTCGAAGCATTTTTCTGATCTTCCTGTCTGGAAGATTCACGTTGTAGCCTTTCGGGCACATCATTCGCTCGGTGTGACCGTACACCCTGCACAGCAGCGGCCTGACCGGGTACACCGCACACTTGCCGTTCTGGTAGAGCGGACATCGAAAGTCTCGATGTCGCTCGGGCAGTATCCCGTGCTCCAGCATGTACCTCTTGATGCGCTCGTACTCCGAATGGTTCGCGTAGGTAATGGTGCAGCACTTGCCGCATCCTTCGTCGCAGCGCATGTCAGGCAGCTTCATCATCCCTCCATAGGAGAAAGCCCGGTTTTTACTACCAGCCCACCAGGAACCGGGCGAAACCGGAGGAGAGGGCGGTCAGATAGCGCCCTTGGGCTGGACAGCTGCTCAGGAATCGAACCTGCCGACGAGAAGCCTGGCCACCAGGACCACAGCCGCAATCTCATTGTACAGCGTTTTTCATCGGTGTCAGCGCCCGATTTCCGGCCGATCCACGTCTGAAATTTACCCCGTTCCCGCCCCGCCACGGCCCCTAATTCGGCCGCGACCGTTGATGGGAACCGGGAACCACCAGACGGTCAACCGGCCCGCCCACGGCCCGCCCACCGCCCGCCTTCGCGAGAAACGTCACCTTCCGGCCAGCCGACCGAGCAAACCGGCGTTGAGGCCGCGATGGGTACACCCAGGTCCAAGCAGCGTCCTGGGGCTCACCCAGGCGGCCTGGCCCTCCTCGCTCGAGCGGAGCCTGCCGGTCCAGCGAGTGCCGCGGAACCCTATCACGTACTTCCCGCTCTTTGAGAACCAGCTCGCGATCGGCTTCGCCTGCAGCAACTGGTACCCGGTTTCCTCGAGCAGCTCGCGGGTCGCGGTATCGAGTGGCGAGGCGTCTTCAGGATCACGGAGTCCTCCCGGAAGGTTGATATCCTGTCGGTCGATGCCCTTGGTGACACCAAGAACCTTCCCGTCCTTGACCAGGACAACAACAGCCGCATCCCACGAGGTCATGGTCAGCGCGGATCTACGAAAGCCTGAACTTCAGCAATCGTGGTGAGAGCTCGAACCTGTTCCTTGAGCAGATTCCCACCAGCCTGCGAGGTTATGTAGGCGTTGATGCCCGCCAGATAGAAATCGTGGATCACGGCCGCGCTCGTGATGTGAAGGCATCCGGAGTCGTGAAGCGCTCCGTACAGCATCTCGCCTCCCTGATTCCAGGGCATGATCGGATCGTCGCGCTCCGCATTGAGCTGCGCGACGTTCACCCGGCAGTCGGCGTCCATGCCGAAGAACAGACTGTTGTACTCGAAGCCCTGAGCTTCCAGCTCGGCGGTCCTGATGCCGATGGAACTGCATTTCATCTGCTTGCAGGTCTCGAGGTTTCTTGCCGGCTGGGCCAGCTTATGATCTCCAACAGCTTCATCCAGGAGCGCCTGCTCAGGAACAGTAAGCTCGTCCTGGAAATCGAAGACGACATCCAGCTCGCTGGCTCTCAGGCGAAAAAGCTTCGTCGTGAACATGGCCGAAACTTCGAGAGCAAGTAGCTTGACATCCACGTTCCAGAAGCCGTCTATCAGACTTCTCGTGTAATTGTAGTCGGGCATCAGGTGTACCTCAGTCGAATACCCAGGTAGTTCACGGTCGTTCCGATAGCGAGATGATCGACAAACACACCTCCCACGTCACCGGCTGCAAGTTGCGTCAAGACGCTAGAAAGATCGAGAGCGTACAAAGTATTCTGGGTCATGCTGTACACGCTCGTCGTGTCCGTCTCCGAGTGCGTGCTGTAGAGCTGTCCTTCTGCCGCATAGTCAGAGTAGAGATCGATGTTCTGATTGACGAAATTCGCATTTGGGAATCCCAGCAGTTCAATGCTCACAAGAGCGCTGAAATCCTGGGGAATCGAAAAGTCAAAGCGGTGTCCGCCGGTTCCAGCGACCGCTCGCACACGCAGATCTCCGAGATTTCCGCTTGGATCTGCAAGGAAGAAAGCCTCCTTGATCGTCGTCCCGCCATCGACGTACAACTTCGTTGCCAGGTCGTTGTTTCCGACTGGTGTTGCTCCACGCATGATTGCGTAGGCGGCGTCAGCGTTGTCTCTGGCTTCGAGAATGCTTCCGCTCGCGCTTCGAATCCGCCCTCCGGTCTTGCCGAAAAGGACATTCGAAGCGATTCCTACGAGTTCGAAAAACTTGCTCGGCATGAAACCTACTGTACCTGGAAATTATACGGACTTCTATAGTCCAGGTAGTCTTCACCAGTACCTGTCGAAACTATCTGTGCATTTGGTGTGTTGGCGTATCCAGAATTCGACTGGAAAATGACCGAACCGATCGGTTTGAACTCGGGACCAGGCAAACCAGCAAGAAGCAGATTCCTGATTTCTCTCGGAGCGTTGGTCCTTGCGTCAACCAGCGTGAGATAAGTCGCCTGACCCTGAATTCCGATAACCGGCTCATCCTGGTTGTTCGTTCCGAAGAAGTGAACCAGCACGAGATCACCCTGAGCAACCTCGGTGAGCTGCCAGGTGGCACCCGTCCACTGGTTGTAGGGAACCCTACCGTTAGCGCTGGTGTAGTACACCCCGTCAGACCAGATGATCGGAAACGTGTCTGCCGGCTTCTTTCTCCACACCCCGGTAGCTCCAGACCGCCAGAAGACTGGTATCTGCGCCGGGTTCGCCAGAGTCTGAGGACTTCCGTCTACGATCGAGTGCTGCAGGTCTTCATCTCTGACTGAACCGTCCTGAACACCGAACTGCGCGTGCGTGTCCAGACCTCCTCCACCATCGGCAATGATGCCTTCAAGAGCGAGTCCACTGTGCCACTGGCACCCGAACGAGTCGTGCAGATGAAGATGCGTCTGGCCATCCATGACAAGGCCGTGGCGTTCGTCGCAGAAAAGCAGCGAAGCATTGTTCGACGCATCCCAGTAGACGATCGCCACCAGGGCATAGGACAGTATCAGCGCATCGCTCCAGACCGTCGTTTCCTGAAGCACACCAGCAGCGTCGAAGTAGAAGTAATGCAGGCCTTCGGCGATCGACCATACCTTGTTCTGCGCCACGGCTTTCGTGAACTTCACACCGGCGATGTAGAAATCGAAGCTCGCTCCGGTCGGTGCGATCGTGAATGTCAGGGTTCCATCTACCCGGCTGATCGCCGAATCGGTACGATTCGGAAACCCGGTAGGCTCTCCAGTCAGATTCTGAATGGCGTCGTGGTACGCCTTCGTGACAGCATCGTCATTTCCAACTGGCGTCGCCACCCTGGCAACTACCAGGGCGTTGTCGGCTGCGTTTCGATGCTCGATGGCCCCAGCATTGTTCTTCACCCTCGGTCCACCCTTGCCGAGCTGGACGTTGGAGCCTACCCCCTCGATATTGAAATGCTTACCCATGCGTTCCTTTTACCGCTCGCGGAGGTCCGCGAGACCGGGACAGCGGAGCGAGACTGTCCCGGCTCGGATTACTACTGCTTCGTCTAGGAGTACGAGTACTCGACGATGATGTGAACGGAACCCTGCGTCGGCACACCTCCGATGGTCAGCGTTGCCAGCAGCTGGTTGTTCGCCGTTACCAGATGGTAGGTGTCGGTGATGTACTTGCCGACCGTCAGAAGATCGTTCTCTGCCGTGGTCATGTGCCTGTCGGCGTCTCCCGCGTCACCGACCTCCAGCACCGGAGTCGTGCCGTCGAAGATCTGATCAACGTAAGCCGTCACCCGAAGCACGACAGCGTTGTTCGGAAGCGCCGAACCGATGTTGTTCGCTCCGGTGTTGAGATGGGTCAGCGATACCCTGGCCGTCTTGGTGTTGTTCGTCCCCGTCGGGTCAGGCCCCACGTCCACCCAGGTCGTTCCATCCTCGTCCCAGACGTAGATATGGTCTGCAGAGTACTCGTCGGTCCCTCCGCTCAGGGCGTCGGTGACCTTCATGGTCAGGCCCTCGGGCGGGTTGCCACCGAAGACATCCACCCAGGAACCGCCTTCTCCGCGGTACAGCCTCTTCAGCGTGTACGCGCCGCCTGCCGTGGTGCAGATGTAGATCGCCCCGTTGACGACTGCCGGTGGCGCTCCACCGTTGATCTGCCCGGTGACGAACACCTGAGCCCTGGTCTCCATGTACCGCTTGGTGACCAGATCGTCGTCGCCGACCGGCGATGCTCCACGGATGACAGCCAGAGCGTTATCCGCATTGTTCTTGATCTCGACGACACCCGCGTTGTCCTTTACGCGAGGACCGCCTTTCCCCAGCTCGACGTTCGAGCCGATACCAACGACATCATAATGCTTGCTAGGCATCTTCTCTCCTCTACGGCTCGACGCCGTTATGCGTGCCTATGGGATCATCCCGCCAGGAATTCTCTTCATTCGACCGAAGACATCGTTGTCGCTCAGTCTCTGATATTCGGATATCTGCTCGTCAGTTGGAGCCGATTCTGGAACCGGAACTATACCGAGAGTACCGAGATATTCTACCTCGGCATCAGTCAGGTGATCGAGACCGTTGGGACGAACGTGAAACGGAAACCTACGAGGAGGAAGAGGAGAAACATCTCGACTCTCAACATCGCCAGGATAAATGTACGGTCGATTCTGCATGACTTATCCTCGAAAGTCAGACTTCCCCGCGACGAACGGAACAGTATTCCCCGTCTGACTGCGCGGCCCTCACCGCCTTGAAGAACGAGCCTGAAACGAGTGCACTTATCGGGCGGTACGTCGCTCCACCGTCAACCGTGAAGTCGTTTCCAGCTACAGCCGGTTGGCAGTCTGGTAGGCCGTAACCGCTGACCAGCAAAGAACCACCAGCTTTTCCGCTCTTGATACACCCGTTGCTGGCAGTGGCATTCACTGTTGCAAGACGTATTGTCTTGTCATCGAATAGCCTCAATTCCACTTTGGGGAGTCCGCTCATGAGAATCGAGGTGTAACAGCCAGTGATATCAATAGTGCCTTCATAGCTTGTTTCTATGTTGGCGCTCATCGGTCCAGCCGCCTGAACAGCGTTCGATCCTCTTATATCTATCTTTGTTCCATACGCACTAACAGATACAAAAGAGTTGCTGTCGGGATTGAAGCTTCTTACATACAATCCGTTACCAAAAAGAGCGCCAGCATTCATTACAACAAGCGCTTCTTGCCCGACGTATAAACTTCCAGTACACAGCAAACCCTTGAATATACCGCTAGAGACTCCCACCACCTGAGCTGTCGAGTCTAAATCTCCCCCTGTTCCCCATCCTGCCCAGCTCAGGTCGCTAGGAGCATCGAAAATCCGTTTCCCTAGCGGGGTTCCTTCTGCGTAACCGTATGCCGAACCCGATCCTGAAATGTAACCGATTTCAAAACCGCTTCGAATATCTGCACCGAGGGCTAGACTCTCGTCGAACCGAACGCCCAGCAACAAGAATTTTGCGCCATAACCAAACAGGTTAGCAAATTCTGAATAACTGTCTCCGTTCAGAAACAGATTCACCAGGCACAACGCAGGCGCAAACTCTGAATAAAACCAAGCTGACCTTTCGAGATTGCCACTCACCAGTTCCTGACACGCGGAGTTTTTACCCCAGTCGGGTACGATGACGTGGATACTCGGAACCACGATTCGATAGCGGTCACCCTCAACAACAGGAAACGTGAAAGGAACAGCAGGGATGATATCGGTTTCGGTATTCTTCCAGATGGTCCTGCGGTCGCCTTTCGCGGCCCCTGAAAGAATCTCGATCGTCTTGCCGAACAGCACTCCCCTGGATAGCGGAACGCCGTCACCCCAATAGGCGTCAGTGTCGAGCCCGGATGACTTCACGACGTACTTGTCAGAACCTGCCAGAGCTGCTGTCGAAGGAGTGATCACCTGGAAACCGTCGTACATCGGGTCGCCGGCTCCGTCTCCGATCACTACGATGTGGTCTCTGAGTATTCGGCTCTGGAATGTCGGCCACGGCCACTTCGTTGCGCTGTACCCGAGATGGATGACCACTGGATGATTGACGATATCCGGAATCCTGCTCTCGGCCTCTTCAAGAGTTCGCAGTGGATGTTTCTCGCTACCAAATATCGACCTATCGTCTCCATCTTCGCGAACGTACAGATCCATCCTCGCGGTGGTATTCGTCGGCCGAAGCTTGAATTTGACCATGCTGATCCTACTTGCTGTCGTCGTAAATTCCTGGAATCACTCTGTAGTGAAACTCGATATTCTCGCCGACACCTGCCAGCGTAGCCACGAACTGAAGCTGATTCGATCCCCCAACAGCAGCGGAGAACGACAAGCCAGATATCTCCGTCGTCATGTAGCTGTACTGATGATCGAGCTGCGCTGCTGATACTCCATCGTGCATCACGAAAAGCTTTCCGATCTGAAGCTTCTTCGACACGCTCATCCTGGCTGCGTACTCTACGGTAGCTCCCATGATGGCGTCAGCGCTCGTGATATCCGGATCAATCTCGAACGGAAATGCACTGTTGTCCCCAAGAGAGGTGGTTCCAAATGGCCTGCCGATCATTGCAGCCGCAAAAGGAATGATCGGATAGCGAGAGTCTGTGTTTGTCGGACCCATGAATCCGAGTCTGGCCATCGAATTGATCAGATACGGAAGTTGAGTCTCTTCTATGGGAATATCGACATGATGAGAATGAGAGTTGAGAACCCACGCAAGTACAGAAGGCAGATCTTCTGCGATGAGCTTCAGATCCACACCGCCATTCATGAATCTGTAAACCTTCGTAGCCATCAGTCAAACTCAGTGGTAGCAACGACCCCGAGAACCAATCCGTAGATGAGCATCGACGACTTGGTAACTCGCACCGTCAGCCGATCACCCTGCGCGACAGGAACCGAGTGAACCAGATCTGCTCCGTCGTTCACCATTCCTGTAATCGTCACAGTGATGCCGGTTGGAGCCCCGTTCTTCATGATCTCGTAGGTGATGGCTTCGCCGATCGCTCCGTACAGTACGTTCTGCCGGATATGAAGGTTCTTCAACGTACCGGCTCTCGGAACCCGCAGTTCGATTGGAACAGCAGTCGCGTTCGTGTCGGCTCCGTACCCTGGAAGCAGGAACAGAGCGGACGCCACTGTTCCGATATCGTTCGCTCCCCACATCAGCATCCCACCGATGCCAGGAATGACTCCGACCGGAACCCATCCAACCCCACCAAGACCATCTGGCATCAGGACATGGGCAGGGTCCATTTCAAGCGTGGGGAGGTACTCGATGTACGGCCATCCCCCAGGGAAGTGCCCAAGTATAACGGTTATCGGCATCTTCTGACTCTACCTTCGAAACATGATAGGAGCATCACCAGCCAAAGTCCACTCCGAACGACTCCCCTCACCACCAGCGCCCCAATCAACTCCACTCCATTCCGGGGATAGAGTGGGGGGGGATCGTAAAAGCCTGAATTTACTGCCCCCCCCCACTCTACCCCCGGAATG